ATGGCCAGCATTCAGCCCCGAGGGGACAAATTCCAGCTTCGAATCAAGAACAAGGTTTTGCCCAAACCGCTGTTCTACACCTTCGACACTTTGGCAGAAGCCGAGGCCTTCAAGGCCCAGGTGGACGGCCTTCTCAAGCAGGGCGTGGTGCCGCAGGTGCTCATGAATGCGGCCGAGGCGAAGCGGCAGCAAGCGAAGGCTACCCACGATTCGCAATTCCTGTCAGCGCTGGTGCAGGGCTATCTGAACCATGCGCACGTTGCACCGAATGAGGCGGCGTTGCTCGCCGTCATGCAGCGGGATGACCTGAGCGGCGTGACTGTTGCGGATGTGACCTATCAGTGGGTTGAGGGCTATGTCCGGCAGCTGAAAACGGGGAGAGGTGATGTGCGCGGGGCCTTCGGGCGCAAGGTGGGGAACCTGGCCCCGGGGTCTATCCGCAAGAGGGTGGGCGCGCTGGCCCGGGTGATGGATTGGCATTGGCGGCGCACGGTGCCCGCTGGCGAGTCGATACCGCCCAACCCGCTACGCCAGCTCCCCAGGGGCTACAGCGTTTATTCCGACCGCGACACTGCCGAAGCCGCGCGGGCTGGCCTGGCCGCCAAGAAGGACATCACGCGCGAGCGCAGGCTGTCGCCAGAGGAAGAAGTTCTTGTGGTGCAGGCGCTCGACGGGGTGAAGCTGCCGGGCAAGCTCCGCGCCCTGGCGCCCGACCCCGAGGCAAAAATGTTCTTGCGGCTGGTGCTCGATACCGGCCTGCGGATGAAAGAGGCGTACACCCTGCGGGTGTCACAGATCGACTGGGCCCGGGGCTTCATCAATGTGGAGGGTTCCAAGGGCCACCGTGGGGCAGCCAAGCCGCGCACGGTGCCCCTGAAAACTGGCATCGCCGCCGAGCTGCGCGCCTGGTGCGCTGGGCGCGCGGGCCTGGTGTTCAGCTACTGGAACGGCGACAAGGAAGACATGAAGCGCACCACCAACCAGCTCACATCGCGCTTTCGTAGCCTGTTCCGTCATGCGGCGGTCCCGGACATGAAGGAGCACGACCTGCGGCACGAGGCGTGCTGCCGCTGGTTTGAGCTGCGGGGTAAGGATGGTCGGTGGGTTTTCTCCGATGTTGAGATTTGCAAGATCATGGGGTGGAGCGACTACAGCATGGTGCTGCGCTATGCGTCGCTCCGTGGAGAAGACCTCTCTAGCCGACTGAATGCAGTGTAGGAAGCACAGGGATTGGGGTGCGGCGGCTTTTCTTGGCTGCACCCTTGTCAGTGGCCACCGCCTGGGCCTTCCGCTTGGGTGACTCGCGCTGCAGCTCCCCGGTCACGGCCAGGGTGTTGATGGCTTTCATGAACGCCTCCCGTGGAAAGCGCCATTCGTGGCCCATGCGGATGCCGGGCAGCACGCGGGCGCGAGCGTGTTCCTCGATGGTGGATGGGGCGCAGCCCATCATCTGGGCGGCTTCTTCGGTGGTGAAAATTTCCTTGTCGGTGGTCATGGTGTGTTTCTCCCGTGCTTCTCGGCCAGGCTGGACCCGGCGATTGCATAGTTACGCCCGCCCAGGTGGACGAGCTTTGGCTCAGGTTCGGGCTTCCAGGTGCACAGGCCATCGGGCCCGATGACGGCGCCTTGCTGTGCCCACAGGGTCACGGCTGTCCAGAACGGCGCGCGTGGCCCGGGCTGCTGGCCGGCCAGCTCGCCCCTGCCGTCCTGTACGGCTGGCCTGTTCTGCGGGTGCATTTCAAAGCGCCACACCTTGCCCGTGGCGTCCTTGATCCTGCGGTCTGGGCCGCCGTAGCTGATGTGGATGGTTTTCATGACCGCTGCATCTCGCTCAGGTGGCGTGCTGCGGCGGCCTCGATGGTTTGAGCCACGGCCGCGCGTGCCTCGCGCTCCAGCATGGGCAGGAAGTCGGCTCGCTGCGTGGCCAGCAGGCGCAGGCCCGCGAGGATGTCGGGGTGAAGCTCAAGGTGGTCAAGCGCTGGGTCGAGAATCTGGTTCTTGTCCCAGCAGATGACATAGCACATGCCCCCGAGCACGCGGCCGTGGAAGTTCGGCGCCGTGCGCAGCAGCTTCGCCAGGTGGTTGTAGAGCACCTGGAGATGCTTCGGGTTGTCGCTGTCGAAGCTCTCGTCTTCGTCGTGGAGGAACTTCGCCAGATCTTCCGGCGCGCCGTGGATCGGCCAGGGACCGCCCCAGCGCTCGTCGATGGCGTCCAGCAGGGCCAGCAGCTCGCCGCCTGCGTCGATGTCACGGGATGAAGGCTTTGCCATCTTCATGTTTTTCTCCCTGTCGGCCGCTTCCGCAGCCAAGTGAAGTGCGGCGGATCTCCCGCCTGTTGATAGGTGGCCCACAGAGCAGCGCCATCCGGGCAGCGCTCCCGTTTTCCGGGGGCCATGCCAGCGGCGATGCAGGTGGGGCAGTTGAGGTGGTGGAGCTGGTAGGCCTTGTCTGCGGCGTGCCAGTCGGGCGGACCTACTCCGACACGTTCAGGTACTGCCGCCATGGCACCTTCTCCCCATCCACGGCAAAGCCCCAGGTGCCCCGCTTGCGCCATGTGAGGAACAACGTCCAGACGCCGCCGCTGCTCACGGAGCTGATGCGGTGGTACTGTCCAAACATCAGGCGCCCTGTGTAGCCAGATACCCGATGGAAGATGGCGCGTGTTTCGTCTCCGATCGCCATGCCGTCGGCCGCATCCAGATCGGACTCAGAGAGGCTCGCCCAGGGGCGTTCTTCTGTGTACCAGCCACGCAGCACGATGGTGCGAGCGTTCCATGGGTGGTCATGCAGATGGCGATCGTTATCCGGGCGCATGATGTGGTGCACACGGATGCTCGGCAGCCATTTCCATCGCGCTGGTGCAGTTTCACCGCCTGGCAGGCGTGTGTACGGGTTGAACACCCACCAGCGGCCCATGTAAAGGCTGCCGTCAGGGCCCGTGATGTTGGAGTAGGGCGTGCGCTGCGCGCGGCGGATGATCAAATCTGTGATTGCAGGGCGCGTGGCAATCCACGCAGCGATTGCCCAAGGCAAGTTGCGCATGTGAGGCTCCAGAATGAAAAAACCCCGCATGAGCGGGGCAGTGTTGTTGGTAAGTGCCTGTCAGGCTTCGTGTTTCGGTACGTTTGGCCCTGGTGGTGGGTTTGTACCGAGGCGGGCGCGGGCGGCGGTGATGGCCGCGCTGACTCCGGCATGGTTGTAGTCTGCCGACTCCAGCGCCTCCAGCATCTGCCGTATCAGGGCCTCGTCCTGCTTGCGGACTTCGGCCTCGATGGCGCGGGCGAACGCTATTGCTTCTAGGGGTTCACTGCTCAAAACAGGCATTGCGCACCATATTTCCGCAATTTGCACATCACTCAACGCCATGCTGGCCTCCTTTCAGCTTGATCGAATGCAGCCCTTGCCCCAGCGGAATGAGTGGGCCGCAAACCGACCCAGCAAGGACGCAAAGAACAACATCAAGCAAGGTCACCTCCTGCTCGCTGAATTTCCACCGGAGCAACGGCAAGACGCCAGATGCAGCCCAGATCAGTGCCCATGTTTCAGCCATGCTGGCCTCCTTTGGCGATGCCGTGGGCGGATTCAACGAATTCGACCGTCCTGCGCCATTCAGCGAGCGACGCACTCTTGCCAACGTTGGCTGGGCGATTGCGGTACAGGCGCTCTTGCTGCGCCGGGGTGAATGGTTTTCGTTCGTCCGCACGGGCAATCAGGGATCTCTCGAAGTCCTGCAATGTGCACTCACCTCTTAGCGCTTTGGCATCCATCCCAGCCCACGCCTCGGCTCCGCGCTCTGTGAGCTGAGTGAGGTCTGGCATGGGTTGCGGCTCCCGCACGGCTTGCGGGGGTGGGGCGGCGTCTGAATAGCTTCCGCTACCCTCGCACGCGAAGCACTCTTGGTCTGTACCGATGTCAGGATCGCGCACCATCCGGCCGGAGCCGCCACAATTTCCGCACGCCACCAACTCCCCGCCCGCCACGGCCATCGGTTGGCCCCAGCGGGCAACGGCCTCGCGCACAGCGCCAATCGTGCTGTACTTCGGATCGCCCAGCAGCGCCACGATTTCCGCATCGCTCGGGCTCGGTGTTTTGGTGTCGGTCATTTTTGGTCCTCACCTTGTGGGTTATGGTTTTGGCGGTACTCCCGCAGCGCACGATAGATCGTCGGCCAGCCGTACAACTCGCGTACCAGTTTCCATGCCGCCCAGTGCAGGCCGAGCAGCAGCAACGCCGTGGTCAAAGCCGCGCCGATGCCCCACATCAGCAGGGTCCACCATGACGCAATGTCTTGAATGATTTGCGGCACGGTCATTTGTGATCCCCTTGGTGGGTGGCGCGCTGGGCGGCCAGGGCGGCGTCGATTGCCTCGTCCATGGCATCTTCCGCAAGTTGCACTCTTCGATTGCCAGCGCCATCAATGGTGTAAACCTTTGGCGTGCCGTTCCCCGAGTGGTAGCCTGCCCAAGATTCGTTGCGCAGCCACCGATACCGCACTGCATCCAGCGCATCCACCGCCCCCGCTGTCACAGCGGGCTGGGGTGCGGAACGGTGCACATCGACGCGGCGACCCTGTTCTGGTACGTGCAGCGTGTCGGCCAATGCATCCATGTGCGATTCCACGCCCCACGCAGGCAGGCGATCTTTCGATACCTTCACCCCAGGTGCTGGCGCTGCCGGTGTGGCTGCTCCCGCAGGCTGTGCGCGGCTGTTCCAGAGCTTTGCAGCGGCGTCACCATGCTCGGCAATCGGCCCCTCTGCAAGACATTGCGCACAAGTTATCCATGCAATGCCTGCTTGCTCGGCTACGTCTGCCTCGCCGCCGCAAAACGGACACGGCAGCAGCGCTTCCGGCAGTTCTGCCGCTCCGGTGGGGGTGGTCATGGCTCAATCCTTGGAAAAGCGAGACAGAAACATGCTCGCGCTGGTGTCGATGTTGTTGGTGCGGCAGTAGCGGATCAGGTTGATCGCCAAGCTGTCGAAGTTGGGGGTCGCGCGGGCTGCGTACTGGATGATTCTGAAAGCGAGGCCCGTTTCTGGCGGTGATGCTTCGGTGCGCCCGATCTGACCAGGCGCCCACTCAGCGACAGCCAAAAAAGGCATCCCAAGTTCCTCGCAGCGCTTGCCTAGCTCGAGCAGGGCCGGGGCGATTTCTTCGTCGTAGGCCTTCTCGTTGTCCTTGATTTCACCCATTCCGCTCTCCCTCAGTAGATGGAGCAGGGGGGAGTGGCGGCAGGCACCCATGGGTGATCCCGCGCACGCGCTTGTGGCTCCACACCTCGTGCCAGCCCTCTCCTTCTTCTGCGTTGGGGTGCCCGTCAGGAAGCCAAGTGACGATGACCCGGCCCACTCCAGGCTTCCATGCAATCAGCTCGTCCGCCTCGTCCTCGCTGAAGGTCGAAATATCTCGCCACCCCGCTGCTACTGCAGGCTGTGGGGCGGCTCCCAGTGCAACCGCGCAGTGCAATGCGATTTCGCGGGTGTACGCAAGGATTTGATCTTGGCTGACGCCACAGCAACCCTCTGTGAACACGCACGATGCGGCGCCATGGTTTAACAGGCTGGAAATGCCCGCGCGCTCCAGCGCCTTCTCGATCAACGCAATCTCTCCATCCATCGGCGGCGGCGCCGGCTCTTGTCCCGCAGCAGGCAGTGACAGGGATGCGCGGGCTTTCTTGAGTGCATCCCACAAAACGCGCTCCGTGAGGTTGGCTGGCGTTGCTTCTTCGCCGTCATCAAAAACAACCCATACGCCATCGCGTTCATCAAGGTAGAAGCCCAGTTCTTCGAGGGCCCATTGCTCAGTAATCGTTTTCTCAGCCATACGGCCTCCTTGGGGTGCAGAAACAAGCGAGCCCGCTGGGTGGCGGGCTCTGTGGGGTGGGTGAAATCCAAAAGCCTCGCTGTTGCTGTTAGCGGGCAAGGAAGCCGTACCCGAGTGCATCGGCAAGGCTGCTACGGGGGTAGTCGGGGTACATGCGGTGCGAGCGCTCCACGCCCGGCCCGCGTTCGTACTCGGCGGCCAGGATTTCAAGCGCCAGCTTGGCCGTGCGCTCCGTGGCTTCCATGGCGGCGATCAGGGCGCGCTCACCTGCGATGCGCGACTCGATCACGTCCAGGTACACGTTGCGCTCGGTCTTGGGCTTCACGCGGTCGCGCTGGGCCTCAAGGCGCCTGATGTGCTGCTTCGCCATGGTGGTCTTGACGGCGGCGCCGGTACGGCCGGCCTGCAGCGCTTCGCGCACGCCTTCCACGGGGTCATCCTTGTCGATGTCCACCGCCTCTGCGAACAGTTTGCGGATCAGCTCGCGGGCGCCTTCTTCTTCGGTGGTTGCCTGGCCGTCCTCCCCAGCGTCGTAGCGTGCACGGCGGGCGGGGTCGGTCAGCACGTCCTTGGCTTGGTTTAGGGCCTGCATGCGCTCGTGGCTGCCACCGTGGTCGGGGTGCGCGTGGCGCGCTGCACGGCGGAATGCGCGCTTGATGTCGTCCGTGCTCGCGTCGCGGGCCACGCCCAGCGTGGCGTAGTGGTCGGGGCGGCTCATGCCCGCAGCAGGCTCGCGGCCAATCGGTCGAACGCAGGGGAGGGTGTTTCGCCCAGCCTCTTCATGATCGTGGACAGCTCGCGCACGAGGATGGCCTGTGGGTCTTTGGGTTCGTGCCAGAGCGCGGGCTCCTGCACGTTCAGAGTGGTCATCACCAGCTTCATGTCTGCCTCGCTGACGGTGGCGCCCACGTGCTCGGATGCGTCTTGGGCCAACGCTTCCAGGCTGGCGAAGGTGACGATCTTCTGGCCCTTGAGCCATTCGCAGGCGCGGTAGAAGGCAACTGGGTCGAGCGCGGGGGCGGTTGGGGCGGGGGCTTTGAGCATGGCTAGGTAGTCTTTCTTGGGGGTGGTGGTTCCAGGATTGGCGGGCTCCGTGAGCACGGCGTTCTCGCGGGCGAAGCGCTTCATGCGGCTCAGTTCGTTCTGGTCGCCGCGAATGTCGCCGCGCGTGCCCAGGCTGACGCTGAACTCGCGCTGCACGCTGTTCTCCGCTTGGCAAAGCAGCACGCCTCGGGTGTCGCGGCGCTCGTAGCGCACTGGCGACAGGCGGGCTCGCTCGGCCATATCGAAGATGTCTCGTTGTCGTCTTTCCATAGGGGGTTCTCCAGGCAATCAGGACAGAGCGCCGTGCGCCCTGTGCTCATGGCCCGGCCTGCCCGCGCGAGGCGGGCGGGCTTGGGGGGGTTAGGCGTTGGGGGTGCCGTTGAGAATCGGCAAGCTGGTCTTCTCAGCGATGTGCTCGCGCAGCTGCTTCACGGCGTCCTCGATCACCTTGTGGGGGCGCACCAGCTCCAGCCACATCGTGAGGTCGCCACCTTGGCCGATGCGGTAGCGGAAACGCACGTCCACGCGGTACTTCTGGCCGTTCTCGAAAACGGGCACACCGATGGAGAATTGCTCGGGGATCGACAGGTTGCCGTTCGCCGCACTGCCGCGCACCTCTTCGTTGTAGGTGAACTGCGTGGAGCCATCGCCAAGGCGCACCGCGCTCTTGAATTCCACGTCCTTCTTGGCCTGCAGCGTGCGGCAGATTTCCAGCATGGTGGCGCCGTCAGGGCTGCCGACTTCGGCCGGTTTTTCTGGCGTGGCGTCGGCCTTGGGGATGTGCACGATGTCCACCAGGTTGGACTCCAGGAACTGCGCCATTTCCACCTGATCCAGCTTCTTCTTGTCGATCTGGACCCATGCGCCCCACTCGATGGAGATCGGTGCGTTGTATTTGGCCTTGTGATCGCCCCAGCCAGGCTCATCACCGATGTGGTTGAAAACGGCGGTGAACGTGGGCGGGTTGATGGTGCTGAACAGGCGCGTGCCGCCTTCTGCCTTCTGGTCGTTGACCACGGCGATGAAGCTCTCCGCGTCGTTCAGCGTGGTGGTGCCCTTCTTGCGGGTCGGCGCGGGCATCAGGTGCGACAGATCCTTGAAGGCATAGCCTTCGGGCAGGATGAAGCCGGGCGTTCCAGCGAACTGGTAGCCGGTCTGATTGCACGCGGCCAGCGCGTCGCGGGCCTGGGTTTCGGTTGCTTCTTGGTTCATGGGCTTTCTCTGGGTTGAAAAGGGTTGAGGGAAGGGGGATCAGTGGACGGCGCGCAGGGGCTGCTTGTCGTCGGCCGCAGGCGCCGTGCGCAGCTCGGTTTGAGCGGCGGCTTCCTGATCTGCGGTGCGCAGGCCATCCAGCGTGGTTTGCCGGGGGTTCTCGCGCTGCAGGTTGTTGTCCGGCGTGGCGAACATGAGGGTCTTGCCGCGCGTGGGCTGCGGAACCTTGGCCTTCACCTCGGCTTCCAGCTCCACCTGGCCGGTGGTGCCGACAGGTTTCAGCTTGAGCTTGATGGTCAGCTCGCCAGATTTGCCGGTCTGCGTGGCCGCGTGCACGATGTCCTGCAGCGCGTCGGTGGCTTCCTGCTCCAGGTTGCCGAAGTCCACCTGTTTCAAGAAGTCGGTGAACGGCTTGCGCTTGGCCTGCAGCGTCGGGGATTTGAGAGTGGTACTCATGGGTTACTCCAAAAAAAATGGCCCGCATCGAGGCGGGCCGGTTGCGGGATCTGTGGGGCGGCTACAGGGCGCCGCCTTCGGTGTCGTCAGGCGGCAGGTGCTTCACCTGGGGTGCGGCCTCAAACTTCTGGCACTGCAGGCCCCGGATGTGGCGGGCGAAGAAGGTGCCCTTGGACTCGGCGGCCAGGAGGGCCTGGTGCAGTTCCTTGGTCACGCCGCTGTAGTGGTAGACGGCGGCGCCATTGGCGAACTGCACCGCCAGCACCTCGCGCGCTGGGTCGTGCCCGATGGCCTTGAGCTGTTTGCTCTCGACCGCCGCCAGCGGGATGGCAGGGTTCTTTTGCTGCATCGCGCTCACTTGCCCGCCAGGGATGCGAAGGTGTGCAGCGCGGAGAGCACGGTGTTCTCCGCGTAGCGGATGCCGGTGATGGTGGCGGCGGCCTTGGGGAAGGTGTTCACCGGCTGCTCGCCCAGCTTGCGCACGTTGATGATGAAGGCGGCGGCCAGCAGGCGGGTGTGGCCTTCCAGGCTGCTGGGGTCAAACCCTGGCTTCGTCATGCCCACCAGCTCAGCAACGTCGGGCGGGATCTCGATGTAGTCGCTGACGTGGACTGGCTCGGCTTCTTCTTTCGCCTTTTCCATCGCCTGTGCCATCGTGTTGTCCTGCGGCTTGCTCGCCGTGGCCGGGTGGCAGGCTTCGCAGGTGGAGTCATCGCACTTGGCCGACAGCAGTTCTTTCAGGCTCGGGGGAAGGTCGCTTCGGTCGGCGCTGGTTGCGCGCTTTGCGTTCAGCACCTCGGCAAGCACGAGGGCGGCGATGATGGCGCCGATGGGAGGACGGGGGGTGTTTGCGGACATGGGTTTCTCCTTGGAGTGGGCAAAAAAATGGCCTGCAGAGGGCGGGCCGGTGGTTGGTTCGGTGGTGGGGCCTATTCGGCTGCTTGCTCTGGCAGGCCCTGGATGTGGCGGATCAGCGCAGCCTTGATGAGTGGCCAGCTGGCTTCGTGGAACAGCTTGCCCGCGCGCTCGGTGGCTGCAGGTTCAAAGCCCAAGGTCTTGAGGAAGTCGGCGGTCAGGCTGAACCCCAGGCGCTCGGCGATCATCCCCAGCTTGAGGGTGGGGGGCGCTGCTTCCACGGCTGGCGCTGGAGCAGGCGCGGAGCGCGCTGCGGTCCAGCTGCTCACGCGCTGGCGGGCCGGTGCGAGTGGGTCAACGGGCTCGGCCGCAGGCTGCACTATCTGATCTGCGGTGGGCCCATCCCATGGATCCACCTCGAACGCCTTGGAGTCCGCCGCCGGTGCTGCAGCGGGTGGCTCCACCGGAGCAGGGGCTTGCGCGGGTGCCTTGGCGGCCAGTGCGGCGCGGGCTTCCTCCAGTTCTCGCTGCAGGCGCGCGTTTTCGATGCGGGTCTTCTCGCTTTCCACCATGGCCAGCAGGCGCTGTACGGTGGCCAGGCACGCGGCCTCGGCTTCCTGGGCGAATTCCTCCCACTCGGGGCCGAAGGTAATATCGCCCAGCACCGCAATGGCCTTCTCGATGACCTCCACCGGCTGGCCCTCGGCCTTGTCCACGTAGGCCTTGAGCTGGTCGATGTTGTCGCGGTGGGCGGCCACGCGGTCCGCTTCCTCCTTGTCCCGCTTGGCCTTTTCCTCGGCCTTGCGGGTTTCCTCTGCCTTGATCTGGGCGTCAATGGCATCTTCGACCGGCTTCACGATGGCCACCAGGCGCTCCACCTCGTCGCCCATCACCTTCTTGAGTTCGTTCACGTCCGCTTTCACGGAGGCCTCGGTGCGCGTCAGCATGCGCCGGCCGTTGTCGCGCAGATCGGCGCGGGCGGCCTTGGCGTCTGCCATGCCCTTGGACTCGACCACGTTGTAGACGACATCGCGGTACTTCTCGGCCATGGCTTTCAGCCCGGCCTCTGTGTCTTTGAACTGGGCCAGCACGGTGTCCTTGATGGACATGGGCTTAGTGGCGATGTCGGCGGCCTTTTGTTGTGCCACGGCGGTGGTGGTTTCAGTTTCAGTCATGAAATCTCCTCAGAAAAGGGTGGGGAGCAGCACGCGCGAGGCTGGCTTGCTTGCAATTTGTTGGGGCGGGGGGACTACCTTGGCCTGCACGTCAATCACGTCCATGCGGTGCTCGGCGTCGAATTCGCGGATCAGCTGCCCGTAGTACCAACGGGCGGCCTCACAGCGGTGGCGAATCAGCGATTCCTTCTGGAAGTCGCGTTCGATGACCCAGGTGGTCAGGCGGTGGTGGGGCGGGATGTGATCCACCAGGTGCTGGTCCATGGGCTCGTTGCGGATCAGCTCGTGGGGGGTGTTCACCATGGCGTAGTTCACTTCCCACTCGTCCGCGTCCCAGAGCATCATGTAGCCGCGCATCTGCCACTCGTAGATCGGGTCGCAACAGTCCACGGGCCAGGCCGGGAAGGTCTTGAGTGACCAGGACGATTTGAGGTCGTGCCCACGGCGCAGGGGGGCGTTGAACAGGTCGCACTCGCCGGTCAGCCACTCATTGGTGCGGCGCTCGGTGTTCTTCACCAGGTTCATGCCGCGCACCTTGTTCAGCAGGGCGATGGATTCGTTCTCCACAGTCAGGCCCTTTTCGATTTCCTTGCCGGAAACCTCGAAGTCCACGCTGTAAATCTCCTGCTTGGCGAGTTGGCGCAGGAAGGAGCGCGCGCCCACGGAAAGATCGCCTTCGGCCTTGGTGCGCGGCTCTGTCATCAGGTGCCCAAGGCTGGAGCACCGGAACAGGACTTCACGCATGGGCGGGCTGGGCTGGTTGCGTTGGCGGGTCAGCTGGCAGGCTGTTGCCGTGCTGGGTGATGACGTGCATCAGGGACTGATAGCCCGTGAAGTCATTCGCAACCTTGAACGCTTCCTTGGCCTCGCGCATCACCTCCGTGAGCACCGCGCGCGTCTTGGTGGCCTTGACCTTCTGCGTCCACTGCTCCAGCATGGTCTGAGCGCCCATGTGACCATACGCAGCCCCGTCGTCGTCGTCATCACTCTCGGCGGTTCCGGTGATGAGCTTGAGCGTGTGGCGCGACAGGTAGGTGGTGGTGGACACGATGGCCTGTATCGCGTTCTTGCCCCCCGACTCGTCGGCCCGCGCTTCGAGCGTGACCGATTCCTGGTGGCCCAGTCGATGGCGCAGGATGCAAGACACGCGAATCAGGCCGTTGGACTGCTCGGGCTTCCACGACCAGCCGAACCCATGGCGCGACAGTGCGGGGCCAACGGCGTCCACCACCTGCGCCAGCTCGGCGTGCATGTAGGTGGTGCGGCCCGTGCGGGTTTCAAAATCCACCAGCTTGTTCTTGGCGATCTTGATGTTCTCGGCCTTGAAGTCGGCCAGGGCTAGGTTGTAGGCCTTCTCCGCTTCCTGGCGCAGCCACTGCTGCTGCAGATTCATCATTCGCTCGATCTGGCTCAGATCCGCGCCCCGTTCCAGCGCGTTCATCATGATGGCGGCGGGCGAGGTGTCGGCCACCTGCAGGGGTGCGGGTTCGGCGGTGGCCAGCGGGTGGCGCTTGGGCTGGTGGGGTTCCAGTGTCAGCACGTCGGCAGTGTCTGTTTCGTTCATGTGAACCTCAAATGAAGGGTTGATGCACCCAGGCCATGTAGAGGGCCAGGGCAGCAGAGGTGGTCAGGAGCCAAGCGGCGAATGCGATGGCGGCTTTCATGGCTGCTCCTTGAAGCAAACCAGCGTCTTGTCGTCGGCCCACTCGAAGGCCTGCCCTTGGCAAACCTTGCGGGCGGCGAAGTCCCGCGAGTGCTGGGCCTGCTGCAGATCGTCGCCCTGCAGCGCTTCGTCTTCGTGCGCTGCCACCGCGCCCAGTCCAAGGGCTGCTACTACCGCGATCAGGGTGATGGCGTAGTTCATGGGGTTGCTCCTTTTGGAAGGTCTGTTACCTCGGGCAAGAACCCGTGGGCGGGGATGCGCAGAGAGCCGCAGTACCGCTCCGAGCCGTCCCAGTACAGACGCCAGTGCTTGCCAGCTGGCTCCCCGCGTTGCGCACGCTGGTGCTCCAGGGAATAGGCAAGCGCCTTTGGCATGTCCCAGTCAAGGTTGAAGGGTTCCAGCCGCGAGCCGTACTTGTGGCCCACGCGGGCAACTCCGGCGTGAGGCTGGTGCGCTGCCACGATGCGCAAGAACAAGTCTTCTGTGACGTAGGTGCCTGTGCCGCCACGGCGATGCCACGGCCTCCGCTTCAGCCAAGCTGAGCGGTCCTGTTCGACATCGACAACCGTGATTTCCACGAAGCCATCGGGAGCGCCACCGTGCCATGGGCCGCGCAGCATGCGCTCGGACCCGTCATCCATCGTGAGCAGATAACCGTCGCCACCGAATCCGCTCTGCTGCGAGGTCACGTCCAGTGTTTTGAACTCGGCGCGGCAGTCTTCCAGCTTCACACGTTTGTTGCGGTAGCTCTGCATCGTTTTTCCGCCGTGCGACTTCACAAGGTCCAGGTGCTTCTGGGCCTCGCGAGTGGCCGCTTGCTCCATGGTCTCGCCGTGCATTGGCTCCGCAACCGTCCAGCGGTACGTCACAGGCTCGTCGCCAGCAAATATGCGCCATGCCATGGCGCGGAAAACGCCACCGTCGTGATACAGCACCTCTGCGCGGCCGTCGGCATGTCGGGCCATGTAGCACTTGTCGTTCACCTTCGACCACACCATGCCGTCCCACTGGCGCACGTTGCCGCGCACCTTGACGGTGAGGGTGGGTGCGTTGGCGCAGCCGTTCATCCAATCCACATGGGCGCCGCGCACCCATTCGGGAAGGTTTTGACGGCCTGTAGGCAGTACGACAGGCACGAACGAAGAAGCTGTCGTTCCAACCACTGCGGCCATTTGGTCATCGCTCAAATACATGATGGGTCCCCTTGTTCAAGTGCGTCCGGGTCCAGCCCCGCCCCAATGGCCGCAGCCTCTGGCGCAACTGGTCGTGTCTTGTGGTGCTGGCACGCCCGCAGCGCCCCCTGGGCAACTGCCACGGCGTTGTCCAGGGCCTCGCCCATCACGTCGGGGTCTGAGTTGCTGCAGGCCTCGGTGGTGGCGATCTGGCGCAGTGCGTTGAGCAGCGTGTCGCGCTCGGTGCGCAGGGCGTTCAGCTCGCGGGTTTGGGCCTGGGCTGCGATGGATACGGCCAGGGCCACGGGTGCGTCTACGAGGTGGCGAAGCATGGTCATGCGGCACCGCCTTCCGCAAATGGCACCAGCGGTGTGTCGTAGCCCAGCATCAGCGGATGCAACGGGTCGCCAGACTTCGTGAAACCGAAGCAGCGCACAGGCTTGCCAGACGACAGCAGCGCGTCCGCCAGAACGTCGAAGAAGTCCTGCAGCCCGGGCGGCACCTTCGATGTGTTGCCCCAGCACGGCACAAGGATGTCGGCTTCCGAAATGATGTCCGTGATGTGGTCGCCGATGTCGGGGCCGTGCGGGTCATCCACCTTGGCCAGCGTCTTCACGTCGGTGGCGCGGTAGGCAAACACGTTGCCCACGATGTAGCGCGATGCGCCCCAGCGCTTGCAGAAGCCTGTCCACTTGCGCACCGTGGCATCGTCAAGGCTGGCATCGGCGGTGCTCGGATTCACGCCGAAGAATGCGTAAACCTGACCATCGCCCATGGTGAGCTGACGATCCAGGCGATAGCGGTACAAGCCGCAGGGCGAGAGAACTGCGCTCATCACCAAACCCCCATGTGCGCGTTGTGCTGGACCTGATCGACCAGCGCGCGGTGCACGCGGCTGGCCTCGCGGTGCTGCAGGTGCTCCAGGTCTGCCCGGACCCGCAGGGCTTCAAATTCCTCGTGGGAGATCGGCGGCGGTGCGCCAGGGATGCACAGCAGCTGCTGCACAGTTGTGTTGACGTTTTGCATTTGCGCCTCCTGGGCGGGAAAAAGCCCGCGTGGTGCGGGCTGTTGGAATTCAGAATGGCTCGTCATCCAGCGGGTAGCGCCGCCAGCGCGGCAGCATCAGCGGGTCGTCGTGCTGCGGGTGCTTGTCCCACAGCTCTCGGTAGCGCCGGACCAGCGCAGGCTCTCTGTGGTACATGAATCCGTGGCCGTCATAGATGCGGGCCTCGCGGTGCGCGCGGCGGTAGAGGGCGCGCGTCCAGCGGAATTTGCGGGCCATGTCAGGCTTCTGCGACGTGCTCAATCGCCAGCAGGCTCTGTATCTGGCCTTCAATGCGGGTGGCTTCTGCCTGTGCGGTGGCAAGAACCTGCTCCTTCTGCTGGCGCAGCGTGGCCACAGCCTTCGTGGTGATTTCCTTCTGCGGCAGCAGCTCGATCTCAATGCGGGCCATGCCGACCAGGATGTAGCCATCTTTTGCCCAATGAGCGCGCAGTGCACCTTCCTTGGTCAGGTTGTCTTTGCTCACGATGCTGAACTCATCGGCAGCGGTCTTCTCCGGATTGGCTGGGTCGAAGCGCGTGTATTTGCTGACCAGCGCGACGGCATCACCGGTGATTTTTGTCATTGCAGGCTCCAAAGAAAAGCCCTCACGGGCTGGGGGAAGAAAAAACCGCTGCCCTTGCGAGGCCTGCCGGGGGAACACAAAGGAGGGAGGGAGGAGACTCCCCGGCGCGGTTGAAAAAGAAGAGGGTGGGCTACTCGCCTTGGGGGATCACGCACCGTTCCAGAGTTCGTGAGCTGGCTTTTGCCCGTAGGTGTTGATGGCCGTACACAGGCCCGCAGGGATACAAACCCGAGGCAGGTACGCTGCCTGTTCACTGCCGTACTTTCGGCCCGCGCCACTCCAAGGCAACGGGCGCCTGCGCTGACCATCATTGAAGCGGGCCGGACGCAACCCCGGCGATACAGCGATGCCGTTCCCGACTCGACGGGCCCAGGGTGAAGGCTGTTGCCCTCCTATTTCCGGCTTGGCTGGCGTGGTGCCGATTTCCTACACCGCCGCTTGAATGATGGCCCTCTTGCGAGGGCATCCCGGATTGACCGCTCCGGGTAAGCGTTGAAACCTGCTTTGCATTTCTGTTCTTGGCGGTACAGATCCCGCCTCACCCCCGTACTCAGCCCCAGGGTTTGGACTTCGCAGTGCAGTGGCAGCCGGTCGTTTCCTTCCTTCGCCCTATCTCGTTCGCGTTGCCTGATCCCATCCAGGGGCAGAGCGCTACTAGCCTTTACACCGACGATCTTTTCTAGCCCGCTACCGCCTGCGGAGGCCCTGCGTTTACCCAGCCGTGCCTGGCTGCAAGAGCTACCGGTGTGCGCCGATCCACCCACCTGACCGCTGCTTGTGTGCTGCGATGGGTTGAATAGTAGCGGCGCTAGTTTGTGCGGTCAATAGGGGCGCTAGGATTATTTTTGAATTTCACTACACTCAGCGCCACGCCCAATCCGGGCGGGCAACAAAAAACCGCCTCAGTGGGCGGTTGGAAGGACAGTGGATGCTGGAAGTGCTACCTGCTCGCGCGCCGGGTCATGCCGTGACGATTGACGGCTATGCAGTACCGAACGTGGAAGTTGCAGAAGATGCAGCCACTGGTCAGTGGCATGTCACTTACGACGGGCGATTCTCCATCGTTGCCAGCGACTTAGAAGAACTGCAGCGCTGGTTGTGGATCGTGGCGCAGGCCCAAGCCGTAGGCGGCGGGTACTCATGCCACGGGGCCAACTCCGTGTACCGGCCGAACCCTCACAAAGTGAAGGTCATGGGCATTGGCTCTATCGAGCGTTGTCCTACGGACACTCGGGAAGGCTGAGCAGGTTGTTCGGCTGCTCACCATCGTTTTGCGTTTTCAAATACTTGTTGCCAGAGGCGCTTAGCGCGACCACTACCCAAACCGAGTGCCCATTGACGCTCACATAGAACTTCCATTCTCCGCGCTCAGCGCCAGCTATAGCATGGTCGAGTGGAAGTTTCCACCGCGTGCCGTTTTGGTTTACACCACCCACATGGCTGATGCGATCATGGGCGCTCAACCGGTTCGTTTTGTTGATGCACTGGATTTGTACGTTCTGGCTCACTGGTTCTCCTTTCGCCGGTTCTTCCGGCATTCCTTCACCTCCACCAGCTTAGGAAGCGGTGGTCTAAACTCATTCGGATTGCTTCGGTCCCAGCTCAGCCAGCGTTTCTTCCAGTGTCTGGATGAGCCGCCTGGCGGTTTCTGGTGGCATCTCGATCCACGCAGTTGTCACCGGCATGTCCCCTGCCGCCTTGGCTCTGTGCCTCAAGCCGATCAACGGCTTGCCGTCCACCAGGCGGGTGCGAACGTCGGTGTATTGAAGGCGGAGTGTGGTGGTCATGATTTGGTCTTTTGTGGCACCCACTATCGGCTACATCCGGCGCAACTCTGCCCTCAGTTGCATTGCTGCACGCTTTTGGCTCTGCTCGGATCTGAATTCCGCCCAAGCTTGCGCCTGCTGCTGGAGGTACTCATAGCTCTCAATATCATCATCCCTGAATGCCACCACTAGGTGGTCCAGTAGATATTCCAAACGATCCCTGTCTCGTTCGTGCTGTGCAAACAATATCGCGTGGTTTAGGTCACCTTTGCCATCAACGTAGGTGAAGAAGTGGTTAGCAGCGTGAATGCAAAAGTCCAAGTGCCCAGGTGGCAGTTGTGCCCCTTGATACTCCACCTCAAAGCGGTAACGGATGTAGTCCGCTGTCCCCGCATCTGGGTAGAAATCATTGCTGCTGCCTATCGATCTTCGATGCGCTTCTATTCGGCGCAGAGCGTCCTCCGGTGATGCGCCTTTCAGCGTCAGTCCGGCAAATGTTTCCATGATTGTGGCGACAGTCGCCTCGACAGTTCCAGCTATCTGGTTGGCATCAAGCTTTTTGGCCATGTCAGTGGTGAAACCACCTGCTCGCGCAGTCGGATCGCTGCGCACTCTTTCAATCAGCAGTGCACGCGCGAGGCTGATAACCTTTGATTCTCCGAACAAGGCCATTCAATTCTCCGGCTAGATCAGTATTGCTCGCTGCGCCAAACCGTCAGCACCTTGCCAAGCACTTCAAAGTGCGGGTTCTTTGGCGACATGGGGTAGGGTGGATAGTCTGGGTTCTTGGAAATGATGTTGAGCATCACTCCATCCCCGTGAGGGTCAGGCACCCGCTGGATCATCTTGATGTAGCCCTCATCCCCAACCCGGAAGAAGTAAACCCCCTCGTGCGTCACGGTCTTCACGCCGGTGTCCACCAGCAACGGGTCACCAGGATTGAACATCGGCCGCATAGATGGGCCGAAGCCCGTGACGATGCAGAGATTCCTGATGCCAGTGTGGGACGGCACATTCAGGCGAAGCCAGTCGTGAGACACGCGCCAGCTCTTGATGATGCCCGGCTGATCATCCAGCAACAGGCGTCCAGTGGTATCCATGCCACCACCCGTGTCGAATTCGGTGATGACCAGATCTGCGGGGGCGCCCTGCGTTTCGGACGGGGCTTCGTGTGGGGCTGGCGCAGGGACAGCTGGCGCTGATCCACCGAGCATTGCCAGCTCACCCGCTACGCGCGGGCTGAAGTCGGAGACTTTGCACTGAAGTTCTGCGGCGAAGGCTGCTGCTGCTTTTGCATTGAGGGCGCTTCGGCCATTGAGATAGTGCCCAACATTGGCTTGATTGCCCAGGCCGTAGTGCTCCCCGAACTCAGCCTGCGTCTTGTGAGGGCGGCCGTCATCCCAAAGCGCCTTGAGCCTTGCAGCTTCCGCGCGGTGCTCGTCCGTGATCTTTGAGCGCTTGTTTTCAGCCATGGTGAATTATTAGCGCCACTGCTATGCCTTCAAAATAGCGGCGATATTGACGTTGAATCCTAGCGGCGCTACTATCGCCGTATGCACAACCTCAAGCCCATCCGAGACCGTCTCGGGATCACACAGCAAGCGATGGCAGATGGCATCGGTTGCACACAAGGAAACATTGGCCACTACGAGCGGGGCCAGACCCTCCCGCCCGAAATGGCGCGCAAGCTCATTGAGTTTTGCGCTACCAAGGGCCTGCACATCACCTTTGACCATGTTTACGGTGACGCAGCGCTTGGCGCCTGCAAGGCCGCCCACCCAGTCAAGGAGGCCGCATAGATGGCCGCCCCGCTGACCCGAAAAGAGCAGGCCATCGCGGACCAGATCCGCGCTCTCCTGGCCCAGCTCCCCCCCGATGGCGTGACCCGTGTTCTCGCGGACGTGGAGGAACACCTCGATTCCGATGACGACCAGGGCCCGGCATTCAGCCGTGGCATTGCTGGCCCCCTGGGCAAGCTGGAGCACTCCATCAAAACGAAGGTGGACGAGCACACCCATGCGCTGTTTCTGCGCCAGTGCTCCCTGCAGAACACCGACGCATCGAACGAGCTGCGCAATTGCGTCTATGCCCTTGTCCACGGCAAGAGCTACGACCAGATGGTGATTGAGAAACTGAACCATGCCGTGCAGCGTACCGAAGCGCTGACCAAGCTCATAGGGTCTTTTGGGGGCCCCGAATCGGGGATGCGCTGATGACCCTCTGGAACCGCGCAAAGCCCTTGAACCAACCACCTGGCTTCCGCCGCGTGGGGCACACCAACACCCACTCAGCCCCGGCTGACACACCGGAACACCACGCGGCGCGCGCACTGCAGGCCGCCCAGCATGGGCGCGAGCTGGCAGTCAGCCGCCAGGGCGGACGCCGCGCCGTGGTGCGGGGGTAGGCCGACCCATGACACAGACACTCCCGTGGTTCCGTGCGTACACCAAGATGGTGGACGACGAGAAATTGCGCCTGCTGGCGTTTGAAGACCGCTGGCACTTCATCGCCATCCTGTGCCTCAAGGGGCAGGGCGTGCTCGATGCCAACGACCCGCTGATGATGCGCAAGGCCGCTGTGAAGATGGGCCTGGATCTGCGCAGCCTGGAAGAGGTTGCGCGGCGTCTGGCCGAGGTGGGCCTGATCGAGCAGGCCACCCTGCAGCCCATCAAGTGGGAAACCCTGCAGCAACGCAGCGATGCAGACCCCACCGCAACCGAGCGCAAGCAACGCCAGCGCCAGCGTGAACGCGATGCCGCCGAGGCTTTGAAGAAGGCCAACGGTGAAGCGCGTGTTGCAGCCCATGGCGAGGACGCAAACGCCACCGATCAAACCGGCGTCACAGCAGAGTCACGCGTGACGGTCACGGATGCGTCACGCGTGACTGGTCACGAAGTCACGCGTACAGATATAGATAAAGAAGGAGATACAGATAAAGAAGATCTGTTAACTACTCCACCTTCTGTTGGTGCTCAAAACTCGGAAGCGGCGCCTTCGGCTTCGCCCGCAGAGCCCACTGCACCCGAGGGCAAGAGCCGCAACGGCAAGCGCCTGCCAGAGGACTGGAAGCTCCCGAAGAAATGGGGCGACTGGGCTCTGCAGGAGTTCACCGTCCTGACCGATGCCGAGGTGCGCGCGCAGGCTGCCACCTTTGCCGACTACTGGCACGCCAAGGCAGGCAAGGACGCCCGCAAGCTGGACTGGGAGGCCGTCTGGCGCAACTGGATTCGCCGCCACATGGAGCAGCGCGGCCGAGGCGCCAGTGCCAGCCGCGCTCCCGATCCTGAAACCCCCACCGAAACCTATGCCCAGCGCGCTGCACGCCAGCGCATGGAGGAAGTTGCCCCGGGCGTTGCCCGCAAGACCCCGGCGGCCGAGAGCGGCTTTGAGGCTGCACAGCGCTTCATCGCGGGTGGGGCGGTCATCGACGTTCAGGCGCGCGATGCCGCGCCGCGCATTGAAGGAGCTGCAGCATGACAAACCCTGATTTCATGGTCGTCATCGACGCCATTTTCGAGAAGCTGGCCGTGCGCTATGGGCACGACTGGCTGCGCCAGTGGGACGGTGTGGACATGGCGTTTGTCAAAGCCGACTGGGCCGAGGAACTGGACGGCTACGCCAACAACCTGGAGCCGCTGCGTTACGCCCTGCGCCACCTGCCCGAGCGCTGCCCGGCGAACGTGGGCCAGCTCAAGAAGATCGCCAACCTGTGCCCCCCGCCGGTTTTCAAGGCGCTGCCCGCGCCGAAGGCCACGGAGGCTGTGGTGTCTGCGCAGATGGCCAAACAGCTGGAACTCAAGCAGGCGTTGGCGCCGAAGGCCGACGAGAAGGGCTGGGCGCGCGCGCTGGTCAGCCGCAGCGAAGCCGGGGAGAAGATCCGGCCGTACAGCCTGCTTTGTGCACGCCAGGCCCTTGGCCTGGAAGGGCGGACGGCATGGCAGTGAGCAACTTCATGCAGGAGGCGAACGCCATTGCGGCTTCGCTGCGCTCCCAGCCGCCGTTGCGCGGCCGGGCGAAGGCACCAGGTCTGCGGTCCGCAGCCACTGAGCCCACCGCCCGCAATCTTGACGTGCTGGCCTACGCGCGCGATTTCTTCGCGGAAAACGATCAGTTGCCAACCATCAAATGCATCCGCGAGCACTTCGGGTGGACCTCTGACAACGCAGCCGATGCCCATGTGCAAGCGCTGATTCGCCACGGAAAGCTGGAGCGCAACGTCCTGGGCAAGCTGCGCTTCGCCCGCGAGAAGGACGGTGCGCAGTGAGAACGCTTGAAGAGATCAAGGGCCGCTGCGTCATCACCGACGATGGCCACTGGCTTTGGCGTGGGGCATTGCGCCACGACGGCCGCCCCAACATTTACGCGCCCGACTACACCCGTGCAGACGGCGGCTTGCGCACTCAGTGCGGGATGCGCGCGGTATGGCATTGCGCCAACAAGAAGGCCGTGCCGGATGGCTTTCGCGTGTTCGGCACCTGCGATGAGCTGGCCTGCTGCAACCCGGCGCACATCAAGTGCACCAGCGTGGTGGCCTATGGCGCCTGGCTGCAGGCTACCGGCAAGCTCAAGGGGCAAACCACCCGCATTCTGGCAAACCGGGCGATTGGCCGCCAGCGGGCTCTCCTGACCCCGGAGCAGATCCTCTACGTGCAGACGAGCAAGAAAACCGGGGTTGCGCTGGCCGACGAACTGGGGGTGAGCACTTCGGTGCTGAGCAAGTACCGCCGTGGTCAATCCATCGCGGTGCGAGCAGACGGCGGGCTGTTTTCTGCCCTGATCTCTGGGGGCCGCGCATGAACGTGGTGCAGATCATTTTGCCGTGGCCGCCAAAGGAGTTGAGCCCGAACGCTCGCATCCACTGGAGCAAGTTGGCCAAAGCGAAGAAGGCGTATCGCGCAGCCTGTGCTTGGACTGCAACTGAGCAGGGCGTACGGCGCCTGCAGGTCGAAAAGCTGCATGTGTCCCTGACGTTCTACCCTCCAACACGTCGCGCTTTCGACTTGGACAACGCTCTGGCACGCATGAAGTCGGGTTTGGACGGCCTCGCTGATGTGCTGGGCGTGGACGACAAGAACTGGAGCTTGAGCATCGCCCGAGCTGGGGCAGTTGGCGGGATGGTGAAGGTGGAGGTGCGCCCAAATGAAGTCTAAGCACCTGGATATCGCGGGTCAGCGGTTCGGTCGCCTGCTGGTGATGGCGCGTGATGGGAAGAGTCCGAATGGGAACGCGCGCTGGTTGTGCGCATGTGACTGCGGGGCATCGACGGTTCGTGCGAGTGCCTCACTGCGCTCGGGTGTTGCGCTGTCGTGTGGGTGCCTTCGCAAGGAGCGTGTTGCCAATGCGAATGTGGAACGCCTGTATCGCCATGGTGAGACTGTCGGCGGGAAAGACACCCACACCTATCGGGTGTGGCGCGCGATGGTGGCACGGTGCACGAACCCAAAGAACGATGCGTTCCAGTGGTACGGAGGGCGCGGCATTTCCGTCTGTGATCGCTGGATGGTCTTTGACCATTTCCTGGCTGATATGGGAGCAGCGCCAGATGGAATGTCCATCGACCGCACCAACAACAACGGGGACTACGAGCCCAACAACTGCCGGTGGGCAACCAAGCTTGAACAGGCGAACAACACTCGGGCCAACGTTTTCCTCGAATGGCGGGGGGAGACGCACACCATGGCCCAGTGGTGTCGCAAGCTTGGTCTGCGTGTTGGAACAGTGCATAAGCGACTGAAGATGGGCTGGTCTGTTGACCGCGCGCTTGGGGTTTCGCCGTCAATCTATCGCGATGGAGCACGCCGTGGCTGAGCACCTGACCGACCCCAACAAGGCCGTTGACTACCTCATCGAGCACTCGCGCAAATACGCCCAGGCCAAGGCCGACCGCGTGCACCTGGAGCACTTCCGCAAGAGCAAGAAGGCGCTGCTCATGAACGAATGCACCGACAAGGCCGTGACCGCGCGCGAGCAGTACGCCTACAGCCACCCTGACTACATCGCCCTCTTGGAGGGCCTGCGCGAGGCTGTGCGCGTGGAAGAAACGTTGCGCTGGCGCCTGACCGCCGCCCAGCTGCGCGTGGAGGTGTGGCGCAGCGAGAACGCGAACAACCGCCGTCAGGAAGGAGCCACGCGGTGAAGCGAGCACATCCAAAAGATACGCCCATCCGAGCAATGCTCGTTTCCCCGCGACAGTTTTACCTGTTCGCCTTTGGACACGATGGCGTGGAGCAGATCGAAGAAGCCCGCAAGCGCCTTTCCGACCTGGATCTGTTCCCGGAAATCCCCGTGCTGACGCTCAACGTGCTGCGTTGCGAAATGGGATGGCCTGCAGCAGGGCTGCAGAAGCGAGGCCGCGCATGCTGACCCGCCGCACCCCCCTCAAGCGCACCGCTTTCCAAGCGCGGCCACGCGCCAAAAAAACAGAGGAAAACCGAGAGCAAGCGCTTATGCGGCGGGCGCAGGCAGCTATGAATTCTGTAGTGCCTCGTGCCGCTGTCGTGTGTGGCTGCTGCACTGCCGCCCCCGTGCCCAAGGCCGCGCCCCTGCGCAGCGAGAAGTTCCGCCGCGCCGTGGCCAGCCTGCCGTGCGCGCACTGCCACATCGAAGGCTACAGCCAGCACGCCCACGAGAACGAAGGCAAAGGTAAGAGCCAGCGGCTGGACGACCGCCGCGCCATGCCTCTGTGCTGCACCCGCCCTGGCATCGAGGGATGCCACGTTGCTTTCGACCAATACCGCCTGGTGCCCGGCGGCCGCCAGGCGCATGTGGCCCTGGGCCGCGCCATGGCAGCCAAGACGCGCCGCCAGATCAACGACCTTGGCCTGTGGCCCGCAGGAATCCCGCAGTTCAACGAAGACGAGGAAGCATGACCGAAACCACCCAGCAACCTTTTGCAGCTGCAGAGCAAGCCGCCCCCGAGGCCCCCAAGGCCATCACCAGCACGCAGCGCATCTTCGATGCAGTACGCGACCTGCGCGAAGTGGACCAAATAGCCACGCGCGAGACGGTGGCCGAGCTGACCGGCTTGAAGATGTCAGTGGTCGATGACCGCCTGCGCGCCCTGGTGGACGACGGCAAGCTCAAGCGCGTGCTGCGCGGTGTGTACGAGCTGGTGGAGACGTTCCCGCCGCCGCGCCCGATCTACTGCGGCATCCTGCCCAACGGCTTGGTCAAGCTGGAAGTGGGAGATAGCGTTGATACCTATACGCCAAGCGAAGCGCGCCGCGCCGCCCGCCTCCTGGGCGGCTTTGCGGAGGACGCCCGGGTAATCGAAAGCAGCCGCGCTCACCTGTTCCTGGCCACGGAGCTGGCCGCCAAGGTGGAGTCTCAGGGCCGCGAGCTGAAAACCTTGCGCGATCTGCTGCGCAGCAAGCTGGACGCGCGCCAGATGGATCTGTTGGGTGTCTCCGGCCCGGAGGACGCCGAATTTCGTAAAGGGAGCAAGGGATGAACACGCTGATGACGACGGTGGATGCCAACCGGACCATGACCAGCATTGAATTGCTGACCATCATCAACGCAGCCCGCGCCCAGTTCGGAGAGAGCGAGGTCCGCCGCAACGACTTCCACGCCCGGGTGCGCGACGAGCTGGAAGGCGAGCACTACGAAACTTTCGTAGTGCCCAATGGCAACGGCACCACCTCCGAGGCTTACCGCCTGACGCTGCGCCAGTGCATGTATGTGGCGATGCGCGAATCCAAGGGGGTGCGCCGGAAAGTGCAAGACAAACTGGAGCGAGGTGCCGTGCCGCAGAGCTTCGCCCAGGCCCTGCGCCTGGCAGCCGAGCAGCAGGAGCAGATCGAAATGCAGAAGGCCGCCCTGGAAGCCGCCCGCCCGAAGGTGGTCTATGCAGACGCCATGCTGAACGCTGATGGCACGGTGCTGGTGCGCGACGCGGCCAAGACCATCGGCGTGCCTGTGCGCAAGCTGGAGAAGGTGCTACGCGAGAAGGGCGTGATCCTGCCCGACAACGCCCCGGCCGCGCGCTACGTGGCCCAGGGCTACTTCAAGGAATCGCTGCATCACTTCGACACGAAAACGCGCGGGCGCCAGCTCAGCCGCGTGGCGCGCGTGACGGGGCGGGGCTTGGAGTTCCTGCGCCGCTTTGTGCAGCGCCACGCCGAGCTATTCGCCGGTACCGCCCGCAGCAGCGCCGCCGGGTAGGATTGCGCCCATGACCATTTCAGCCGAGCAACAGGCCCGCGACATGCTGGAGCGCATGGGCATCGAGAACGCGCAGAGCCTCACAGCCGGGCAGCTGGTGGAGCTGGCAAACCTGATTGCCGCGCGCGCTCAACCCGAGCAGGGCGCGATGCTGGCGCTCTACACGGGCGCGCGACCGGACCACCCAGAAGATGCCGACGAAGCCCGGTGCATCGCCAAATGTTGCCCCAAGTGCTCCAGCCCCATGGCTCCTGGCCACGCCATGGAGTCCACCACGGCACCCGCATCCCATCCTGATCACCTGACCGACCCGGCAGGCCGTGGGACAACACTGCGCCCCAGCGGCCCCGGGCGCATGGTCCCCGTCATGAAGTGCACAGGCTGCGGGTACAGCCGCACACTCCCGCACCACCCAGCATAGGGTTAGGCCAATCCCCCATGCCCCGGAAGACTCCCGGGCATGGCCAAACCCCCGGCGGGCAAGAAGCCCGCACCCCCCAGCAAGAAGACCACCACCACCAAGCCTGCAGCCCCCAAGAAGGCCGCAGGCTCTGTCACGCCTGCCCGTAAGGCAGCACCGGCCAAGAAGGCGCCTGCAGCGCGCACCAAGCCTGCCAAGGTCAAAGCCCAATCCGCACCCCAGGCAGAACCGGCACCCATCACCGAACCCACCGACTCCGTACTGACCGACAAGCAGCAGCGCTTTGTCGATGAGTACATGGTGGACATGAACGCCACCCAGGCGGCAATTCGGGCCGGGTACAGCGCACACACGGCCAACGAGCAGGGCTCCCAGCTCTTAGCAAAACTTAGTATCCAGCGCGCACTGAACGCCGCCCGCCTACAGCAGCAGGAGCGCACGCAGATCACCGCCGATGGAGCGCTGCGTGAGGCGTGGAACATCGCCACTGCCGACACCCGCGAGCTGGTGGAGCTGAAAACCGGCTGCTGCCGCTGCTGCTATGGCGAGGGCCACAAGTGGCAGCGCACCGTGGGCGAAATGAACCGCGACCGCGAGAAGTGGGTGGAGAAGGGCAACAACCCCGCCGAGTTCGATGAGCAAGGCGGAATCGGCTTCAACCCCTTGCGCGCCCCACACGCCGAGTGCCCCGAGTGCGGCGGCGACGGACATGCGCGCGTGGTGCTCAAGGACACCCGCAACCTGAGCGCAAAGGGCGCCGCGCTCTATGCAGGTGCGAAGCAGACCCAGTTCGGCATCGAAGTGAAGATGCAGGACAAGTCGGCCGCGCTGGAGAAGGTGTTCAAGCACCTGGGCCTCTACGAGAAGGACAACCAGCAGAAGACCGACCCGCTGGCCTCGCTGCTGCATCGCATTGCTGCGGGCAGTGGAAACGGGTTCAAGCCTGTGGCCGACGACCCAGAGCGCCCGGCATCCAGCCTGCCCATGCAGCCGGACGAACCCGACGACGGGAGCTGACATGGCAAAGGCTCCCGAGGCGCAGATTGAGGAAGACGACAACGAATGGGTTGCTGGCCCAGGCGACGAGTCGTCTGGCCTGGACACCAAGCTGTGGCCTCACCAGCCGCGCGACCTCAAGCGCGTGCGCGTGCAGCCCGCTGTGCGCATGCCCAAGGATGAGGAAGAGCTGGCGCGCTGCCTTGCTGATCCAGAGTGGCGTCTGTTCAGCGGCGCCCTGTACCAAATCATCGTGAAGGGCGAGAACGACGAAGAGTCGTTCGTGAAGCCGTTCATTCCCAATCGGGCGCAGCGGCGGTTCATCAAGCGCCTGTGGCATCGCAACATCATCTTGAAGGCTCGCCAACTGGGCTTCACGACCCTGATTGCCATCCTGTGGCTGGATCACGCCCTGTTCAATGGCAACCAGCGCTGCGGGATGATTGCCCAGGACCGTGAGACGGCCGAATCCATCTTCCGGGACAAGGTGATCTTTGCCTACGACCACCTGCCCGAGGAAATCCGCGAGCGCTTCCCCCTTGCACGCGCGAGCACGAAAGAGATCCGTTTCGCGCACAACAACAGCAGCATGCGAGTGGCCACCTCCGTGCGCGGTGGCACGATCCATCGGCTGCACGTGTCCGAGTTCGGGAAGATTTGCGCCAAGTTCCCGCACAAGGCCAAGGAGGTGATGACCGGCTCTATCCCTGCGGTGCCGCTATCCGGCATTCTGGTGATCGAGTCCACCGCCGAAGGGGCGAATGGGGAGTTCTACGAGCTGTGCACGCGGGCCGAGGCGCTGCACCACGCTCACCAGAAGCTCACGCAGCGGGACTACCGCTTCCACTTCTATGCGTGGTGGCAGGAGCCCAGCTACCGCATGGACGCGAGCGCTGTGGTGGTGCCGGATGCCCTGCATAAATACTTCGATGACATCGAGGTGGAGGCCGGTACCACGCTGGACATGGAACAGCGGGCTTGGTACGCGGCGACCCAGGCTGCCGACTTCCCGGGGCGGGAAGAGCGCATGTGGCAGGAGTACCCATCCACCCCGCGCGAGGCCTTCCAGCAGTCCACCGAGGGCCACTACCTCACCAAAGCCATCACCGAGCTGACCAAGCGCGGTGGCATCACCAGCGTGCCGGTGTTGGATCTGCCCGTCTACACGTTCTGGGACATCGGCAACAGCGACGGCTGCGCCATCTGGTTTGCCCAGCAGCTGCGCGGCGAAGACCGCTTCATCAACTACTACGAAGAACACGACGAAGACCTCAAGCACTACGTGCGCCACCTCCAGGGCCTGGGCTACGTCTTCGGCAAGCACTTCCTCCCCCACGACGCGGACCACAAGCGCCTGGGCGACACGAACCGCAGCACCAAGCAGCTGCTGTCAGCCCTGATGCCCGGCCACAAGTTCGTGATCGTGCCGCGCGTGACCCAGCTCATGACCGGCGTGCAGACCCTGCGCAAGCACATGCGCGGGGCCTGGTTTGACCGTGATGCCTGCGCCTTCGGCATGGAGCGCCTGCGTGGGTACCGCAAGAAATACAGCCAGGCCATGGCCAAGTTCCTGGACGAGCCGGACAAGAGCAACAAGTGCACCGAGGGCGCCGACGCCCTGCGCCAGTGGGCCCAGGCCAAGGAATCGGGCCTGTACCAGCCATCGGACGACGCCTACGGCACCGATGACAAGTTTGAAATGCCGCCGCCCCCCGACTGGCGGACGTGAAAGCACCACCATGCAGACCACCACCACCCCACGAGCCACCGAAGAACTGACGGACGGGCGCGACGAGCCCATCACGCGGGACGAGTTCGCATCCATCGTGCGCGAGAGCCTGGCGCAGCCACCATGGCGCGCCCAGGCCGACATGGAGGCCGACTACGCGGACGGCAACCAGCTCAGCACCGATCTGCTGCGCCGCATGAAGGAAATGGGCATCCCGCCCGCCAAGGAGAACATCATCGGTCCGGCCATCCGTGCCGTGTGTGGCTTTGAGGCCAAGACGCGCACTGACTGGCGCGTTACCCCGGACGGCGACCCAGGCGGCCAGGACGTGGCTGACGCGGCCAACTTCAAGCTGAACCAGGCAGAGCGGCACAGCAAGGCAGACCGCGCGCTGTCGGCGGCATTCAAGCCCGCGTGTGCCGTGGGCATCGGCTGGGTGGAGGTTTCGCGCTCCAGCAACTCGCTGGAGTACCCCTACAAGTGCCGCTACATCCACCGCAACGAAATCTGGTGGGACATGAAGGCCATCGAGCCCGACCTGTCCGACGCGCGCTGGCTGTACCGCCGCCGCTGGATCAGCCGCACCCGCGCCGCGCGCATGTTCCCCGACCACGCCATCGTCATCATGAACGGCGCGGACAAGTGGATTTCCGAGTTCGGCATCCAAGAGCTGGAGGGCGGCCAGTCCACCGGCCTGCACGCGGCAGCCGAGGCACACCGCGCCTGGACGACGGTGGAGGACGCCTACTACAACGAGGAAAACAAGACCGTCTGCATCACGGAGCTGTGGTACCGCCGTTGGGTGACGACCGTGATGCTCAAGATGACGGACGGGCGTGCGGTCAAGTATGACGAGGCGAACGAGCTGCACCGCGCGGCCCTTGCGCTGGGGCGTGGCAAGCTGGTGGAGGAACTGGTACCCGTGGTGCGCCGCAGCTATTGGATGGGCCCGCACTGCCTATTCGACGGCCCGAGCCCATATCCACACCCCCACTTCCCCTACGTGCGTGTGATTGCCGCCCAGGAAGACATGACCGGCATCCCGTTCGGCCTGGTGCGCGACATGCTTTTCCCGCAGGACAACCTGAACAGCACGATCTCCAAGCTGCGCTGGGGCATGTCGGCGGTGGAGACGATCCGCACCAAGGGCGCTGTAATCATGTCGGACGCGCAATTCCGGCAGATGGCGTCCCGCGTGGATGCCGATTTCGTTCTGGACCCGGAAGCCATGGAGGCTGGCGGCAAGTTCGAGCGCAAGCGCGACTTCCAGCTCAACGCCCAGCAGTTCCAGCTGATGCAGGACTCGCGCGCGGCTGCTGCTGGCGTGTCGGGTGTCACCCCATCCTTCCAGGGCCAGCAGGGCACGGCCACCAGCGGCGTGCAGGAGCAAACGCAGGTGGAGCAGTCCCAGGTATCGCTGGCCGACCTGATGGACAACTTCAAAGATGCCCGCGCCATGGTAGGCGAGCAGCTGATGGCCCTCATCATCGAGGACATGGGCAAGGAGGAAACCGTTGTTGTGATCGAGGGCGATGTGCTCAACGCGCCCCGCACGGTGGTGTTGAACAAGCCCGAGGTGGACCCCATCACGAACATCGTGCTGCTGAGCAACGATGTGCAGCGCACGCGCCTCAAGGTGGCCCTGGAGGATGTGCCCAGCTCCAGCAGCTTCCGCGCCCAGCAGCTCAACGCGCTGTCCGAGGCGGTCAAGGCCGCGCCACCGGAGATCCAGCAGGTGGTGATGCCCTTCATGATCGACCTGATGGACTTGCCCCGCAAGAAGGAGGTGGTGGAGGCCATTCGCAAGGCCCAGGGCCAAGCAGACCCCGAGGCCATCCGCAACCAGGTCAAGCAAGAGCTGATGTACGACCTCAAGGAGCGCGAGCTGACCATCAAGGAGTCCGAGAGCGATGCGCGCATCAAGCAACTGATGGCGCAGGCGGTGCAAACTGGAGTGCAGGCTGCTTTCTCTGCTATGCAAGCAGGAGCGCAGGTGGCCCAGATGCCGATGATCGCGCCCATCGCGGACGAGATCATGAAGGGGGCGGGCTACCAGCGGCCCACGACGGGTGGCGACGACCCGGATTTCCCGACACCGGACGTGACGGCCGCCATGAACATCAAGAACCCGTACATCCAGGGCGGCGGCGGGGCGGCGGCCACGCCCGAGGCAGAAGCGGAAGGCGCGCCTCCCGTGCGCGAGAACACCAGCCCGGCATTCCCACCCGTGCCGCAGGAGGCAGAGCAGGGCATGCAGGGTATGGAGACACCCGCCGTGGCCGACAACCTGCCGCAGTGAACCACCCGGCATAGGGTGATGGCATTTCGAGGATGAGCCGGAGCATGGAGCTTTCCAACATAGGAGTATTCATGTCCGGCAACCCCATCCCCACCGACATCGACGCCATCGAGGCGCGCGTCAACGAAGTCATCAACGCGGCCATGAGCCGCGCCATCAACGAGCGCGATGCTCTGGTGCGCAGCTACAAGGACGCTACCAGCAAAGCAGACACGATGCGTAGCCGCCTAGCAGACGCCTCCGAGCGCATGAGCCGCATCGAAAGCCGTATTCACGGCGACGATGCGGAGTCGCTGCAGCGCATACAGACGCTGAGCAGCCAGGTGGAGGACGTGTTGCGCCTCGTGGCACGCATCAAGGACCACCGCGCCATTGGGTGCGTGGAGCTGGTCGGCAAGGAGGTGACTATCGTGGGTGGGAAGCAGCGCATGGCGGCTGCCGGGCTCAACGAGGACGGATTGATGGTGTGTTTCTACGAGCACGAGGACGCGGTGGGCGTTCAGGAGATTGCCATTCCGCTCCAGGCACTGGTGCTTGCAGATACGCAAGTCGCCACGAAGACGGTACCTGCAAAGGCCCGCCCGGCGCGCGCCGTTCGTGGGGTGGGGAAATGAGCTCGCCCGAGTTCCGCCTGTCCATCGACGTGACGGTGCGTGGTTCCAGCGCTGGCGGCCAAGGTGTCGCGCTTTCGCCTGTGGTTTGCGACGCGCTGCAGGAGCTGGTGAACCGCCTGGACTTCCGCAACGGGACCATCGAGCCAGGCCGCGTCATCACACATCAGCGCGACCACCGCGATCTGACCGTGACTGTGGACGTGAGCACGCTTCGGGTTGACGGCCGCTGCCCGGCATAGGGTGCAGCGATCTGGCGCCGTGGCTTGACCATGAGGCCCTACCCGCAACGGCCAGGGTTTCGCCGCAGCCACGGCACCATCACAGGAGTTCCAGCCATGTCCCGTACTTCTCGCCTCTTTGCCATCGCCGCCATTGCCTGCGCTGCTGCTGCAGGCGCCTTCGCGTCGGTCGCCGTCGCCTCGCGCGACTATGTGGTGACCGCCGTCCATCGCGCCTGGGGCTTCGTGACCGATGGCTTCCGCGTGAGTGCGGAGGTGCAGCGGGCCAGCCCCAGCCAGGACAAGCCGCGCGTGAAGCTGGTGGCGGCCAAGGCGTTCATCATGTGCCTGGCCAAGCGCGAGCGCCCCCGCGTGACCCCGTTGTGGCGCATGTGCCCGTCCACATAACGCCGACCACCCCTGAGAAAGCCGCCCGCCGAGGCGGCTTTTTTGTGCCCGCCCAGCATAGGGCAGAGGGTTTTTGCCACACCTGGGAATACTCGTTTGCAAGCCCCCCGCTGTGAAGCGCCGGGCGATACCGCACCGCTGTGAAGCGGAGCAATCCCGCAGCAGGAGAGCGGAAAGCCAGGGCGATGGCCCTGGCCATCCCTCGAACGCATGCCCAGTCAGGCCCAGCCGGATAGCTGGGATGGAGCACGCAGCAAATGGCACTCACACCTGCCGAACTTCTCGAAAAGGCCCTCAACGGCGAATCGTTGGATGACGATGGCGCTGGCGAAGGTACGACTACCACCACGAACACCCAGGAAGACCCCAAGGACAACAACGCCGAAGGCGCAGCGGATGCTGCCAAGACCGGCGCGGCTGACCAGGGCAAGGCCACGGGCGGCACTGGTGCAACCGAGGACGACGAGCCCAAGGGCGCGCCGATTGCCAGCAAGTCTGGCACCTACACGATCCCCTGGGAGAAGTTGGAGCAGTCCCGCGAGCGCAACAAGACGCTCGAAAGTGAAAACGAGTCCTTGCGCGCTCAGGTGGCAGAGCTGACCGCCAAGCAGCAGGCGAACCTGGGGAAGGCCGAGGACAACGCACAAGCCCGCGCGGATGCCGGGAAGGCGCAGACCCAGGCTGACCAGAACCTTGAAGCCGCGAAGACCGCCATGGGGCAGGGTGTGGATGCATCCCTGTTCGGCAACTTCTCGGAAGAAGACATCGCCAAGGGCATCGCCACCCTGATGGGCCGAACGCACGAAGCGCTGCGCGAGGAATTGCGCACCGAGTTGCGCGAGGAAGCCGCCCGCGAGTTGAAACCCGTCAAGGACCGTGAGGCCGAGCAAGCCCAGGACAGCCACTACAGCGCGATCTACGAGAAGCATCCCGATGCGGACGAGATCGTGCAGTCGGTGGAGTTCAAAGCCTGGCAGGCCAGCCTGCCTGGCTTCCAGCGCGGCGCTGTGGCTGCCGTGTTCGACACCGAAGCGGGCGGCACTGCTGCGGAAGTGATTGAAGTTTTTGACACGTTCAAGGCGCAGACCGGCAAGGCCGCAGCGCCAGCCGCTCAGGACAAGGGCAAGCCACCGGAGGTGCAACGCCGCGTCCCCAACTCGCTGTCGGAGGCATCGGGTGAGCAACACCAGGACATGGCCCAGCAAGTGATTGCTTCGGCTGGTGCAGACCCCAACGCGCTCATTGAGCGCATGCAGGACATGACGCCCGAGCAGATCGAGCGCGTGCTGAACGCCATTTAGTTTTGAAACCGGGCCGCTCGTGATGAGCCGCCCCCATCCCATCGAAGGAGTTCACTATGAACAGCCACGTACCGGCCGGTTCCGACAAGGGGCAGTTTGTCCAGTCGGCTGGCATGTTTGCCCTCGCAGAGAACCGTGGTTCTCGCCTGGGCCAAATGTCCGGCCCACTGCCCAAGGGCGAGGGGAAGGTCGCGGAAATGATCCGCAAGCAGTCCAGCTCCGATTTCCCCATCGTGAAGTGCATGGACTTGTCGCGCGGCACTGGTGACGAGGTGGAATTCCACTTCGTCCAGCCGACCAAGATGCGTCCCACCATGGGCTCGCGCATGGTCGAGGGCAAGGGCAAGGGCCTGGCATACGAGAAGGCCCGCATCCGCGTGGACCAGGCTCGTATCCCTGTGAAGCTGGGCGACACCATGACGAACATCCGTTCGGCCGTGGACTTCACCCGCTTGGCCCGCCCGGTCGGCCAGTCGCATGCCAATGCGTACCTCGACCAGTCGATCCTGACCCACATTGGTGGTGCTCGTGGCTTCCACGACAACATCGAGTGGCGCCTGCCCACCGAAGACGATCCCGACTTCGCGGAAATGCTGGTGAACCCGGTGAAGGCCCCCACCAAGAACCGTCACTACCTGGCTGACGGTACCAACGGTGTGAAGGCTTTCTCCGTGAGCGCTGGTGAAGTCGCGCTGGCTACCACGGATGACCTGAACATGACCGTGGTGGACGCGATCCGCACGCTGATCGAGTCGCTGCCGCTGCCACCTCCCGCCGTGAAGATCCCCGGCGACGTGGCCGCAGAAGACGAGCCTCTGCGCGCGCTGATTCTGTCCCCAGCGCAGTACCACGCCTTCGCGCAGGATGACGCTTTCCGCAAGTTCCAGGTGGCGGCCCTGAACCGCGCTGCGAACGCGAAGCGTCACCCCTTGTTCCTGGGCGAGGCTGCACTGTGGAACGGCATCCTGCTGCTCAAGCAGCCCAAGCCGATCCGCTTCTACGCGGGCAACACCATCCGCTACGCCGCGAACTACACGACCGAGAACGAAAACACCTGCGTGGTGCCCGCCTCGTTCGGTACCACGCACGCGGTGGACCGTGCCGTCCTGCTGGGTGGTCAGTCGCTGATGCAAGCCTTCGCGGCCTCCGGCCTGTCGGGCATGCCGTTCTTCTGGAACGAAGAAACCTTCGACCACAAGGACAAGCGCGAGCTGATGATCGGTGTGATCCAGGGCCTGCAGAAGGTGCGCTTCGCAGTGGATCAGGGCGAAGGCACGAAGCACTGGACCGATATCGGTGCCATGGCCATCGACACCGTGGTGAAGCTCATCCCCGGCGAACGCTGATAGGCCACGCAGGACGCCCCGCGCGTCCTGCCCCCATCCCCATCAATTCAAGAACGGAGGCCAACCATGGCAACCATTACCAAGAAGAACCCGGACAACGGTGTGCAGCTGGGCAACACGCCCTGGGGCAACCTCACCGCGCTGCGCTATGTCCTCAAGACGGCCGCGAACGGTTCCGTCATCAACTCCGATTCCGCCGTCGCCCTGGCCGCGAACGATGTCATCCGGGTGGGCCATCTGCCTGCTGGCTTTCGCTTCGTGGACAGCCAGGTGGTGGTGGTCAACGGCATGACCGCAACCGTCACCGGCGACCTGGGCTTTGCCTACAAGGACGGCGTGGACGAGACGGCTGTTCCCCAGGACGCCGACTACTTTGGTGCCGGCCTGAATCTGGCTGCAGTTGCCCGCCTGCGCAATGCCACGGCCAACCCTGCCGTGGTGCTGCCCAAGGATGCGCACCTGACGCTGACCGTGAAGACGGCTGGCAACACCGAGGCCTCGGAAATCGAGGTGGTGATTTTCGGCATTGCCGAAGGCGTGAAGTAAGGAACGGCGGGCCGGGTAACCGGCCTGCCTCCTTTTCTGGAGGCTCCCATGAAGTTTGAGTTGATCCGCTACGAGGGCACGGCCCCGTACACCGACCGCACCCCCATGCGCAACGCTTGGGAGCCCGGCGATGAAAAGCTGGTGTCCGAAGCGGATGCCAAGGCGCTGTTGCGCTACCTGGAGTTCAAGCGCGTGCCCGCAGACGCCCAGAACGCGGCCAAGGCCGACGACTCCAAGACCGACCCCGCTCTGGCCCTGGCCAAGCAGGCTGCCGCCGAGCAGCAACTGCGCCAGAAGAAGACCGCCGACCAGATCGAATCCACGCTGCTGGAGGTGTCCCAGATGACCAAGGGCGCACTGGCTGAATTTGCCAAGGCGAACTACGGCGTGGAGCTGAGCATGAAGGACAAGGCCGATGACCTGCGCAACCAGGTCACGGCGCTGGTGCAGGGCGGGCTCAACTGATGACGCTGGCCGACCTGATCCGCCGCTTTCGGGTGCTGGCCGATGACAAGGTGCAGCCGTACCTGTGGTCGGATGAGGATGTCATCGACTGGCTGAACGACGCGCAGGCCCAGGCGGCAGTGCGCGGGCGTTTGCTGCGCGAGGACGCCAACCCAGCCGTGTGCAACATCACGCTGGCCCCCGGGGTGCACACCTACCCGCTGCACTACAGCGTGTTTGAAATCGCCATCCTGCGCCTGATCCCCCCGGCCGGTGCGGACAAGCCACGCACGATCTTCCTCAAGTCGCGCGAGTGGCTGGACCGGGAGTTCTCGAACTGGCGCGACTACCCCAGCCCAGCGCGGTACGCCATTCAGGAAGACACCACGCTTCGCCTGGTGGGCGGGTTCAACGCTGGCGACACGCTGGCGCTGGAGTGCTACCGGCTGCCGCTCAAGCAGTTCACCGGCACAAACCTGACTGCGAAGCCAGAGATCCACACAGCGCACCACGCGCACCTGATCCAGTGGGCTTTGCATCGCGCCTACGGCATCCCGGACGGCGATGGCTTCGACCCGCAGCGCTCCGAGAAGGCCGAACGCGAGTTCACCGATTACTTTGGCCCTCTGCCAGACAGCGACATGCGCCGCACCACACGTGTGGACGAGGTGCACCACAACGTGGCTGTGCTGCCATAGCTTCCGCACGGCCAAGACAGTTACAGACCGAGATTCCAAGGAGGCTCCATGCGAGGCTTTCAACCTGCTGAGGCCCGTGCCAAAGCCAAGAACTATGCAGACGGCGGCGTGGTGCACTCCATCAAGGGCATGTTGGGCTTGCGGCCCCGCACGCCTGACGAGCTGCGCGCAGCCGATGCGAAAGCCCAGGCGCGAAACCAGGAGGCCTCTGCCGCCGTCGCTGAACGTGCGCAATCGGCCCCAGCTCCCAGCCCAGCACCGTCTGGCGGGACCGCAACAGCTCTTTCCGGCTACTCCGGCATGACGGCGGTGGAACGCCGTGAAAAAGCGGCGGGCTTTGCCAATGGAGGCCTGGTGCGCGGGCCAGGCTCTGGCACTTCCGACGATGTGCCTGATGAAGTGCCCCAGGGCACCTACATCATGCCTGCGGACAGCACCGATGCCGTGGGCGTTGAGGCGCTTGAATCCATGGGCGCACCGCGTGGCTTCAAGCCCGGTGGCGAGAAGTCGGTCCCCGTGAACCTGAGCAACGGCGAGTTCAAGATGCCGCCCGAGCAGGTGCATGCCGTGGGGGTGCAGGCCCTCGACCAGATGAAGAACGCAACGCACAAGCCGGTGCGCGGATTCGCCCCCCAGGCTCAGCCGGAGGAACCGCGCCAGTTCTTTGTGGATGGCGGTGTGGTTGGCAACGAAGTCACCCGCGTGGGCAACAGCTACAGCGGTGGGAACGTGTCGGGCGGTATTGCAGTCAATGGCCAGGCCCCTGGTGGCGCGGTCAGCTCGACCTCCTGGACAACGCCAGCACCGGCCCCGGCGCCAGCTCCAGCACCAACCATCGTGGCCACGAACACTGTGGCACCTGCAGCGCCCGCCGCATCTCCTGCGCCAGCGCCTGCAGCCCCTATGGGATGGGCGGAGCGCAATGCTCAGCGCAGCACCGAAGTGACGGCTAGCTCCATCATGGATAGTCCAGAGCGCCGGGCGGCACAGACTGCTCTTGCGCCGCCGCCCGCACCTACACTCACTCCAGCCCCTGCGTCCCAGGCGCCGGGGTATCCCCCTGCAGCGCAGCGCCCGAGCACTCTGCCCGTTGTTGGTTTCCAGCCCCGGCGGTACGCGGATGGCGGCGTGGTGACGGATGAGAAACGCCAGTCTTTTGTGGATGGTGGCGAGGTGAAGCGCCTGGTCGCAGGCTTCATGCCCGGCACGCGCGCGGTGTTCAATGAATCGGGCAAGGCCATTGGTGATCTGGCAAGCCAGGGCCGGTATGGCGCTGCTGCAGGCGAGACTGCCCGGGCAGCGCTGGCCTACGGCCCGGCCGTGGTGGATGACGTGGTGGGTGGTGCATGGCGCGCCGCCGCGCCTGCCGTGGCGGATGCCGGGAAGCAGTTTTTTGGCATGGACGGCACCAGTGCACCGCAGGAACAGGCCGCGCCCACTGCGGCCAGCCCTGCGCCCGTTGCTGCCCAAGCACCGGCTGCGCCAGCGCCTGGTGCTGCTCCAGCCCCCACGGCGCCGACGCAGGCTGCCGTAGCGCCCGCCCAAGGCGCTGTCACCCGCGTGGGCAACAGCTATTCGGGCACCAATGTGTCGGGCGATGTGTCGATCAACGGTGCGGCGCCGCGCAATGGCGGCCAGATCAGCGCCCAGAACATGGCCGCAGCCGACGCGCTGGCCGGGCGGCAAAGCCAAGCGCCTGTCGGTTTTGCCCCAGCAGGCGTTGCAACTCCCGTGCTGCGCAACTCGACCAACGACTGGGCCGCGCGCAAGGCTCTGGAGAATGCGGCCACGTCTGCTTCCAGCATCACCAACAATGGCGGCAAGTTCGACCGTAGCGGGCCGGGCGATTCCGTTGCGATGGCGGGCTACAAGGCAGCCCTGGCCACCGACCAGGCTTCGCAGCAGGCGCAGGCCGGCCTGGAGCAGACGGCCATGCGCGAAAACGGTGGGCTGCAGCGCGAGCAGGTGCAGCAGACCGGGGCGAACGAGCGTTCTGCTAGGGGCTTCCAGGTCGATAGCCGCCGGGCGGACATCGAGGGCAAGCGCGCGAACAGCGAGATCGAGGCGCGCGGGTTCCAGACACGGGCGCTGCAACAGCAGGAGCAGTTGCGCGAAGTGCTCACGAACCCCAATTCGACCCCGCAACAGAAGGCACAGGCTCAAGGTGCGCTGCAGGCGCTCAGCGGCAAGGGCGATAGCTGGAAGGCCGTGGCGCTGCAGGGCGGAACGGATGCACAGGGCAACAAGACCGAAAGCATCCTGGGTGCGGTGAACGAGCGCACGGGGGAAATGAAGCGGATGGATGGGCAGGGCGGGGCGGCAGGGCAAGCCGCGCCACAAGATGCTTCGCAGCGTCGGGTTGGCACGACTTACACCCTGCCCAATGGGAAGTTGGGCCAGTGGACGGAAAAGGGTTGGCTGCTGGTTGGCTAGCGTTTCGCCGGGGAGCCAACTTCTTCAATTGCAGTGAGCGTAGCCTGCCTGCATGGTGCATGTCCGCCCGTCAGTGCTATTCAGGTGGTTGCCGTTCCGATAGTAGGTGTTGCCGTTGGTGTCGGAGCAAAAGCCAGCGTTGCAGCTGGTGATCATTGCGGGAGGGTTTGGGGCGGGAGTCCGAAGCGCTTCCTCCCGGCGCGCCCTGGCGCGCTCTGCTTCTGCCTTTTGATCCCATCGGCTTCGATTGTTGGCAATGCTGCTGGAGGTCGTTGCCGCGTTTTCTGCGTCTTTGCGTCGTTGCCAGTCGCTGGTGGCACTGCCGACCACAGGAGGATTTTGAAGGCCGCGCCGCTGGTCGGCCGCCTCTCGTTCTTGCTCCGCAAGCCGCTGAGCCTGTTTTCGCTGCTCCGCGTTCATGGCCTGCTCGCGTTCCAGAAGGATTTCACCCTGCGTGCGCTTGCGCTGGACCATTTCGCCCGATTGGCTGGCTTCACATGGGCGGTCGGAAAAAATCAGCTTACCAGTGGCGTCCTTGCAGCGATGAACTTGGGCGCTTGCTGTGGTGGCACAAAGCGCGACGAGTAGGCTTGCGATGATGTTGGCGATCTGCATCTGGTCCTCCTGGAAGGAATGTAGCAGGGGACTATGCATCGCCACGGTCGGGCCCCAGCATAGGGTTTCCCGCTTTCCCTTGTGCGCGAGAGAGTGGGGGGATGAACCCACAGCATTTGACCGACCAAGAAGTAGGCTTTGGCGCACCGGCCGCAGGCAGCAGCAAATCCAAAGCTGACAACAAATACCTGAGCGATGTCGAAGCTGGCTTTGAGCCGCCATCGCGCGGTTTCAAGGGTTGGGTAGGTGATGCACTCGGGGTCGCGGCCCGTGGCGCTATCTCCGTGCCGGAAGCGGCGGTTGGCCTGCTCGACATCCCCACCGGCGGCGCAGTCGGCAAAGCCCTGGAGAACGAGGGTGGATCTGTGGGCCTTCGGTTCAAGCAAGCCAAGGAGGCCGCGAGCGATCTGTTCGACTCGGACGCCACCAAGCAGCAGAACCAGCAGTTCCAGCAAGCCGATGGCATCGTAGAAAAAGCCAAGGTGGCGCTTTCCAACCCCAGCATGGTCGTGCGTGCGGTTGGCGAGTCGCTTCCGGCCATGGGCGCCGGTGGCGTTGCCTCGCGCGGCCTGATGGCTGCCACCAAACTTGGCCAGATGGGCACCGCTGGTGCAGCGCTGGCGGGCGCGGCTGGTGAGGGCATCACGATGGCGGGCTCTGCGGCCGAGCAGATCCGCCAGGAAACCCCGGATGGTTTGCTGACCCCCACCCAATCGGGCCTTGCCGCGGCTACCGGCGTGGCTGGCGCTGCAATCGGTGCGCTCGGTGGGCGCGTGGCCCAGAAGCTGGGCATTGGCGATGCTGAAACCCTGCTGGCCCAGGGCACCAAGGGCATGGCCAAGGCCAATGCGGATGACGCGGCCCGTGCCGCCGTGAATCCGCTGGTGCAGCAGCAGGCCGCCAAGAGCATCCCCCGCCGCGTGGTGGAGGGCGCCATTGCCGAGGGCTTCCTGGAGGAACTGCCGCAGTCGGTGGCCGAGCAGGTGTTCCAGAACGTCGCGTTGGGCAAGGACTGGCTCACGGACGTGGATGCGGCCGTGGTCATGGGCGTGTTGTCGGGCTCTGCAATGGGGGGCGCAGCCGCCGGTTACCACGGATTCCGCCAGCCCAAGGCAGGGGAGCCTGGCGCAGCACCCGGCAACGCGCAGCCCGCAGGTGGCGAGCAGCCGGGCGCTGCCGTGCGCAACCCTGGCATGGACCGCATTCAGCAGGCGTTCGCTGACCAGCTGAGCGCCCTGCAGCAGCAGGAGCAGGGCGAGCCCGCAGTGCCGCAGACCACGCCACCCGATGGCGCCGCCGCGCTGGCCCAGCAGCAGGCCCAAGCCGCCGCGCAGCGCCAGGCAGCCCTGGACGCATCGCGCGCTGTGCAGAGCCCGGATGACGAGATTTACCAGTCCACCGGTGCCACCGTGCCGCGCTCTGTGGCCATGGGCCTCGATCCGGCTGCAGGCCCGCTGTCTGCCAGCGCCGCGCTGGCCGTCGATACCGGCGTATCCGACCAGGTGCAGCAGGCTGCCGCGCTGGCGCAAGCCGCAGAAGTGGCGCAGAAGCAGGGCAAGAAGCCTGCCCGGGGCAATCAAAAACAAGAGCAACAAGCGCTTAAGCAGCAAGGCGTGAACCAGGAAACCGGCGAGATTTCGCAGGGTTCGGCAATGGAGAGCTGGAGCGATGCCCAGCTGTCCGACACCTTCCGTGGCGCCCAGTCGCGCGAGGTGCGCATGCAGCTGGCCCAGGAGCTGGGGCGCCGCCGCGCATTGCGCGAACAGCAGGAGCTGCAGGCCGAGCTTGATGCCGAGCAGCGCGCCACCGTGCCTGGTGCAGATCGCGCCGATGCCGCTTTTGCCTCCCTGACCGAAGACGCCGGCCCGGTACCGGCCGATCTGACCATTCCCGCAACCACCGAAGGAAACAGCAATGGCCCTCAAGCCGCCCAAGCCCAGCAAGATCGCGCGCAACCATCGCAAGTCGGCGCAGCGCCAGCAGACGCACGCGGAGCAACAGATGCTCAAGGACGCGCAGGCGCGAATGGCGCGCAGCAATCAGCAGCGGCAGGCCTGACCGATGGCGCCCCGACTGAGAACCCTGGAGCGCAAGCAGCGGCAGCGCCAAGCGCGCAAGCTACGCCGAAAGCAGAAGATCCCGCGCAGCGCGTAGCTCGCACGGGTGACGCCTGGACGCGCATGCCCACCGCCGAGCGCCAGGGCCTGGCCGAGCGTGCTGACCTCAAGCCCATCGTGCGCAAGAACGTGCACCGGGCTGCCTGGGCCGATCTGAACCGCGATGTGCAGCGCAAGCTGGCGGATGCGATGGAGCCGAATGCCGCCGCACCTAGCGCCCAGCAACGATTGGGAGCACTGACCGAGCAATGGAATGATGCTGTGCGTCGTTACAACGTGGCGGATGAAGGCGGAAAAGCGCTTATTCGTCCTGCCATGGACAAGCTGGACGCGGAAATCAAGGCGGTGCAGCGCCAAGGTTTGGTAGAGGCCAGACAGGCTATTGAAAAAGAGGGAGAGGCTCGTGCCGCTGAGGATGGCCGCAAGGCCGCCGAGATGCCTGTCGGTTCGCGTTTTCGTCCGTCAGAGTTTGCAGAGGCCACGGGACTGTACTGGGAAAAGACGGGTCAGGATGAGTGGACGGCACGTGGCGACTGGCACCAAAAAGGCAAGACCCGGACCAGCGCTGAACTGATGAAGAATGGCGGAATGGTGGCAATGGCGCCTGTGCAGCAGGCCCAGGCCGACGAGCAGAAAGAATCCCAGGAAAAACAGGCGGGTACCAGCGCCAATCAAGCGCCTGCAGCTATCAATTCGGAAGCGGACAAGGACGGAAACGCCATCGTCGGCCGCCGCGCTGATGGCGTGATGATTCGCCAGGACAAGAACGGTGTGCGCTGGTACGCCCAGGGCGGCGTGCGCATCGAGGAAACCGTGTCCATGCGCCCAACGCGCCAGGGCATGCAAATCGAGCGCGGCGAGCTGAAACCCGAGTTCATGACGGCTGCCGAGAGCGAAAACGCGAATTCGCGCTCGGCCAAAATGCAAGGCAAGGATGCTGACAAGCTGAATCCAGCGATTGAGGCTGTGCGGGAGCACGTTGCCAACAATATCAACAAGGCTGAACTGATTGATCGTCTGCGCCCGCTGGGCCTGACCGAAGCGCAGGTGGGCTCAGTCACCATGAAGCTGGGCGATGATTTTTCGGCGGCGGACATTCGCGCTGTGCTCGCCCCAGCGCCAGTAACGCAGCCTCCCAAGTCCGCGGCCAAGAAGAAGCCCAGCACCGACCAGACCCGCGCCAAGGCCGACCTCATGAACGCCCTGGCCGACCTGGGCGACATCCTGGGCAAGGGCACCCGCATGAACATCGTGCCCGAGCAGGAGCAAAAGCTGCTGCCGGTGCTCACGCGCGTGCTGGATGCCGCATTCCGCCTGGGGTACCACAAGTTCAAGGATTCGGCTAAGTTCGCCTTGGACCAGATCCGCACCCACCTGGGCGACGAGGCGGCCGACGCGCTGACGCTGGATCACCTGCAAGGCGCCTACATCGCCATGGCGGGGGGCAAGCCGAACGCGGACACCAAGCGCGCGGTCATCGACGTGGAAACGAAGGGCGAGATTGAACAACACGAGGCGGTTGTTGCTGCCGAACAGGCCGAGGCTGATAATGCAGAGCAGGAGAACCCCAGCGATGAGCGCACAACTGTACGAAGCGAAAGCCCGCAAGCACTGGATGCAGTGGCTGCCGAAGAAGGTGGCCGCGTTGAAGGCGGGCGGGGAGCTGGAGCAGGCGCTGCAGACAGCGGGCAAGCAGGCGCAGCAGGAAGTGCTGTCGTTGATGGCGCAGGGCTTCCGGCAGCACGAAGCGGAGGAAGTGGCGTTGAGCCAGTACGTGCTCCTAAAACCCGAGCCCGAGGCCGATCTGGAGCCGTGGGAGCGCAAGGAACTGGCACAGCTGGAGAGCCAGTACCGCAAGCAGATGGGCGCGTAGCCGTCCCCGGGGGCGAGGCCAGCGCCCCGAACATCCCCGCTGCAGACTTCCAGATCACCGATGAGGTGGGCCTGGGCAAGGGCGGCGAGGTTCAGAAGTTCAATGACAACCTGGCCGCGATCCGTGCCCTCAAGGCCATCGAGGCGGCCAACCGCCGTGCCACCCCCGAAGAACAGGCGATGCTGGCCCGCTATGTGGGCTGGGGCGGCTTGGCCAACGCTTTCCCCGCCCCCACTTCCGGCCAGTTCAAGGACAAGTGGAAGGCGCGTGGCGAGGAACTGCGCGAACTGCTGACCAAAGAGGAATACACCGCCGCGCGTCGTTCGACCCGCAACGCGCACTACACCTCGCAGACGGTGGTATCCGCCATGTGGGACATGGTGCGCCGCCTGGGCTACCGTGGCGGCCTGGTGCTGGAGTCCTCGATGGGCTCCGGCAACTTCCTGGGCCTGGCGCCCAAGGACATGGCCAATCGGTTTGTCGGTGTGGAATACGACAGCCTGACCGCGCGCATCGGGCAGGCTCTGTACCCGCAGGCGACCGTGCTGCATTCCGGCTTCCAGAAGGTGCCGGTGGCCGACAACGCTTTTATGCTGAACATCGGCAATCCGCCGTTCGGGGATGAGTCGCTGCGCTTCCAGTTCAAGCCCGAGCTGCAGGGCGTTTCGATCCACAACCAGTTTTTCCGCGCCGGCATGGATGCACTGCGCCCCGGCGGCATTCAGGCCATGGTGGTGTCGCGCTACCTCATGGACGCGCAGGACAAGAGCAGCCGCTTGGCCCTGGCCGCGCAGGCGCGCCTGGTGGCCGCGATCCGCCTGCCTGATACGGCATTCAAGGAGAACGCCCGCACGGAGGTGGTGACGGACATCCTGATCTTCCAGAAGATGGACGCTGGTGAGCAGGCCGCGATGCAGGCCGCCATCACCGAATACAACAAGCTCAAGGCCAACAAGAAGGACGCGGACGCTGCCGCCGCCGCGCTGGTGCCGTCCTGGGTAGAAACGGTCAAGGTGCCCGACCCGCTGGGCGGCGAGCCCATGAACGTGAACGCCTATTTTGCGGAGAACCCGGCGAACGTCCTGGGCGTCATGGAGCGCTCCGGCTCCATGCAGCATGGTGCCGACATTACCGTGCGCCTGGACAACCCGGCCGAGCTGGGCAAGCTGCTGAGCGCGGCGGTGCAGCGCCTGCCCGTGGGCATCCAGAACTTCCAGCAGGATGTGCTGGACGCTACTGCATCCCGCCACAAGTCCATGAGCGATGCGCTGCGCATCGCCGTGGCCAACGAAGAAGCCGGGCACATCAAGGCCAACCCGGACGGCAAGCTGCAGCGCGTCATCGAGCGCGAGACGCCAGAGGGCGATTTCGAGTTTGCCTACCAGGAGGTTGGCGAAAACAGCCCATGGCACGAATCCCTGAGCCAGAACGCGGATGGCCAGTGGTACTCCCTGGAGCCCGTCCTGGACGATCAGGGCAAGAACGTCAAGGCGGTGAACGCCAAGGGCGAGGCCACGCGCAAGAACCTGTACGAGCGCAAGGTGTACGCCAAGCCCGAAGACGTGCCCGAGAAGCTGCGCCTGGGCAAGCTGGGCATGAAGCGCCTCAGTGGGCTCGTGGGCCTGCGCGACATGCTCAAACGCCAGCTGGTGCTGGAGACAGCAGATGCCGTGCCCGCAGTCATGGAGGGCAACCGCAAGAGCTTGGCCGCCGCCTATGAGGCGTTCGTGAAGGCCAACGGCCCGGTGGGACTTTCCACCAACATGAAGTTGGCGATGACGATGCCGGATGGCGGCCTGATCGCTGCGCTGGAGGTGGACTACCAGCCCGAGCGCACCGCCGAGCAGGCCGCACGGTCTGGCCTGGAGGCGCAGAAGGAGAAGGCAACGCCAGCGCCGATCCTGCGCGAGCGCGTGGTGCCCAAGTATGAGCCCGCGACAAAGGCCGCCAGCCCATCGGACGCCCTGGCCATCACGCTGGCTGAATCCGGCCGCGTGGACATGGAGCGCATTGCCAGCCTCCTGGGCGTGAGCCCGGAGCAGGCCGGGGAGCAGCTGCAGCAGGGGGCCGACCCGCTGGTGTTCAAAGACCCGGAAACCGGCCAGTGGGAAACCGCAGACGCCTACCTGTCCGGCATGGTCAAGCGCAAGCTGAACGCTGCGCGCGCCGCTGGCATGACCAAGAACGCCGAGGCGCTGGAGAAGATCATTCCAGCCGATTGGACCGCCGAGAACGTGGCTGTGACCATGGGCGCGACCTGGGTGCCCCCTGAAATCTATGCGGACTTCGTGCAGCACCTGGTGGGCGGCAAGGCCCGCGTGAGCTTTTCGTCCCTGACCAACAGTTTCAGCGTGACGGCGAGCGGCAGCGACGGCCCCAAGTGGACGAACTGGAGCAGCGAGGGCGCCCCGGCCGACTACATCATCACCCGCATCCTGAACAGCAAGGCAGTGACCGTCACCGCGCGCGATGCGGACGGCAACACCTTCATCGACAAGGAGCGCACCGCCCTGGCCGGGCTCAAGGCGCGGGAGATTGAGGCCGAGTTTGGCGACTGGGTTTTCAAGAATGGCGAGCGCCGCCAGCGGCTGGTGGACGTGTTCAACGAGAAGTTCAACACCCGCGTGGTGCGCCAGTTCAATGGCCAGCACCTGCAGCTGCCCGGCAAGGTGCCCGACGCCATCCTCAAGATGCGCCGCCACCAGATGAATGCCATCTGGCGCGGCATCTACGAGCGCTTCATGCTGGTGGATCATGCCGTGGGCGCGGGGAAGACCTTCACCGCCATCGCCCGCGCGATGGAGCGCCGCCGCATGGGCCTGTCCCGCAAGCCCATGATCGCCGTGCCCAACCACCTGGTTGAGCAGTGGGCCGCCGACGTGTACCGCCTGTACCCCGGCGCCAAGGTGCTGGCCGCTGGCAAGAAGGACTTCGAGGCCAAGCGCCGCCGCCGCCTGTTCGGCAAGATCGCCACGGGCGACTGGGACATCGTGATCGTTCCCCATTCGTCCTTCGGGTTCATTGGCATCGCGCCAGAAACGGAAACCCGCTACCTTGAGCTGGAAATTGCCCAGGCGCAGGCCGCCATTGAGGACGCCTGGGCGCAGGCACAGGAGGACGGCACGGACAACGGGCGCCGCAAGCCGTTCAACGTGAAGGAGGCTGAGCGCCTGGCCGAGAAGATCCAGGCGCGCATGGACCGCCTGGCAGAGGGCGTGCGCGACCGCCTGCTGACCTTTGAACAGCTGGGCGTTGACGACCTGACCGTGGACGAAGCCCACGAGTTCAAGAACCTGTACTACTCGTCCAACTTGACGGGTGTGCGCGGCATGGGCGACAAGACCGGATCGCGCAAGGCCAACGATCTTTACAACAAGGTGCGCGTGCTGCGCGAGCAGCCCACTGGCAGCGTCACCTTCCTAACCGGCACGCCCATCAGCAACAGCGCAGTGGAAATGTTCACGATGCTGCGCTACCTGGCGGCTGATTCGCTGGAAGAAATGGGCCTGTCCCACTTTGATGCATTCCGCGCGCAGTTCGTTGAGGCGACCCCGGCATTTGAGCCCACCGAATCGGGCCGCCTCAAGCAGGTAACGCGCCTGGGCCGCACCTGGTCGAACATGCGTTCGCTGATGGATCTCTACTACCAGGTCACGGACGCCGTGAGCCTGGACGACATCAAGCGCTTCTACGCCGAGGACAACCCGGGCCTAGAGTTCCCCGTGCCCAAGGTGGCCGGAGGCAAGGACCGCAACCTGGTGGCCGTCAAGCCCACGCCCGCCCAGGAGCAGGGCCTCAAGGATGTGATGGACGGGTTCGACGGCCTGGACGGCATCGAAGACCCCTACGAGCGCAACGCCGAGCGTCTGCGCCTGATGGACCGGGCGCGCAAGCTGTCTCTCGACATCCGCGCAGTGGACCCGCGCAGCACCAGTACCGAGCAGGGCGGGAAGCTGCAGGTGGTGAGCGAGAACATTAAGCGCATCTACGACAAGTGGGACGCCGACCAGGGCACCCAGCTGGTGTTCCTCGACCGTTCCGTGCCGAAGTCCAAGGGCGACGACGCCATCATCAAGGCCTATGACGAGCTGGTGGCCAAGCGCGACGCCGCGCTGCGCGCCGATGACCAGGAGGCGTTTGAAGAAGCCCAGGAAGCCCTGGACCGCTACGACCCCCAGGAGATTGCCGAGCTGCGTATGGCGCAGACCTCTCCTTGGAGCGCCTACCAGCAGATCAAGGACAACCTGATCGCTTCGGGCATCCCCGCCAACGAAATCCGCTTCGTGCAGGAGGCCAACAACGACGAGCAAAAGGCCGCGCTGTTCGACAGCGTGAACGGCGGCAAGGTGCGTGTCCTGATCGGCTCCACCCCGCGCATGGGCGCCGGTACCAATGTGCAGCAGCGCATCGTGGCGCTCCACCATGTGGACGTGACCTGGAAGCCCAGCGACATCGAGCAGCGCGAAGGCCGCGCTATCCGGCAGGGCAACCTGTTCAGCACGCCACCAACGGCCGAAAAGCCCAATCCATTGTTCCGCCCAGACTTTGAGGTGGAAATCCTGGCCTACGCCACCGAGCGCACGGTGGACGCCAAGATGTGGGACTTGAACGCGACCAAGCTGCGGACCATCAACGGCATCCGCAAGTATGACGGCGCGTTTTCCATGGAGTTCGATGACGAGGAAGCCGTGGGCATGGCCGAAATGGCGGCCCTGGCTTCCGGTAACCCCCTGCTGCTGGAGCGCGTCAAGACGGAATCCGAGATCACCACGCTGGAGCTGCAGGAGCGTGCATTCCGCCGCCGCATGTTCGGTATCGAGGACGCTGTGGAGAGCGCGGAGCGCGCCATCGAGCGCAACCCCGGCCGCATTGCCGACGAGCGCGCTAAGAAGGAAAAGGCCAACGCAGCCATGGAGGCTGCCGACGCCCGCAAGGCAGAGCGCCGCGTGAGCATCGAGGGCAAGGAGTACGACAGCCTGCGCGACGCGATGACCGCCGTGAACGAGGCCATCGAGCAGCAGCAGGGCGGCAAGCCCACGGCCCGCTACTCCATTTCTGTGGATGGTGCGCGCCTGACCAACAAGGATGGCATCGACGCCGCCATTGGCGCTGCCCTGGGCGACGCATCCCTATTCGATGTGACCATCGACGGGCGCCTGATCGCCCAGCACACCGTTGCTGCCCGTGAGCTGGCCGCCAAGTTCAACGAGCTGACCAAGGGCATTCAGCCCGGCGACTCGCGCACCGCCACCGTGGGCAGCATGCTGGGCTACGACCTGGTGCTGGACGCCCAGGCCCGAGAAACCGGCAAGGGCGGCGCCCAGATCGACGCCGCGGTATCGCTGGTGGACGAGGACGGCTCCACCGTCACCAGCCGTGGATTGAATTCGTTCGCGGTCAATCAGTCCGTAGTGCCGGCCAACGTGCGCAACCTGGTCACTGACCTGTTCGATGACATCGGCCGTCTGGCCAACAGCAGCACCGACTACCTGGAGCGCCAGCTGGCGCGTGCGAAGGAGGAACTGCCCGCGCTGCGCGAGCAGCTGAACCAGACTTTCCCCAAGGGTGCGGAACTGGTTGCCAAGCGCGAGCGCCTGCGGGAGCTGGTGGGCATGCTGGAGGGCAAAGCGCCGAGCGACGCCCAAACGACCCCCGAAGATGCCGAGGCGGGCGATGCTCCTGCCTTCCGCCGCGAGGATGAGGGGCGTGCAACGCCCTTCGACGTGGGCGCATTCCTCAAGGCCCGGGGGCGTCCATCGGCATACTCCGAGGCCGCACAGCGCCAGGCCATCGACACGGTTTCGGCCACGGTGGACGCCATCCGTACCGCCTGGGGGCCGAATGCTCCCGAGGTGGTTGTGGCGTTCGACATGCAGGACCAGCGCATCCCGGAGGCGGCCCGCAAGGCTGACCTGCGCCAGCGCAGCGGCGGTGCGCGCGGAGCGCCCGAGGGCTTCTACTACCGGGGCAAGGCCTACCTGATGGCCTCTCGCCTGAACACGCCCAACGATGCGGCGCGCGTGCTGTACCACGAGGTGCTGGGCCACCATGGGCTGCGTGGCAAGTTCGGCAGCGACCTGGACCAGGTGCTCAATCAGATCGCCACCATGCGCAAAGCTGAGGTGGCCTCCAAGATGCAGGAATACGGCCTGCGGGGGGTGAACAGCCTGAGCGTGCGCGAAGCAGCCGAGGAAGTCCTGGCAGAAATGGCCGAGAAGAATCCCCGGCTGCCCTTTGTGCAGCGGGCGATTTCTGCTATCCGCAACTTCCTGCGCCAGCACGTCCCAGGCTTCCAGAGCCTGCGCCTGACGGACAACGACATCATTCAGGCGTACATCCTTCCGGCACGCGGCTGGGTGGAGCGCGGGGGGCCTGACGGCGGGCCGCGTGGTGGCCAGCCGGTGATGAGCCGAGCTGGTGATGCTGACCGGGCCAACCAGGACATCCGTTTCAGCCGTTCCAGCGCAGCCGACCTGAAAGACAGTGCGCTGGCGCAGATCCACCAGACGCTGACGCACGCGGGCAAGGTGTCGCTGTGGGACAAGACCGTGGGCACCATGCGCAACCTGGGCGAGCGTTCGCCAGCGTTCAAGCCGGTGTACGAGGCCGCGCAGCGCTTCATTGATGACGTGTCCATGCTGGGCAACGACGCGGCCGACCGCGCGCCACGCCTGCTGCCCCGGGTGGAAACGCTGGCCGACCTCAAGAAAAAGCCCATCACCGCCGCCGACAACCAGGCCGTGGCCAAGCCACTGTTCGAGGGCACGCTGCTGTGGGCCCGCGACGTGGATGGCACGCCCGTGACCACCGAGGCGCTGAACGCGAAGTACCGCAACTCCACGCCCGACGAGAAGGCGCAGATCCTGCTGCGCACCGGCAAGATCCAGGAGCAGATGCTCAAGGAGTGGCGCGGCCTGCCGGTGGATCAGTACAACACCATCATCAACAATAAATTTGATAGCACTATTCTCAAGCCGGGCGTGGTTTGGACCCAAAAAGAACTGAAAGAATTGTTCGGCCTGAGCACCCAGCAGGTGAGCCTGTACCAGGAGGCGCGCGCGGCCATTGATCGCTCCATCGACATGACCGCCCGCGCCGACATGCTGCGCGCCCTGGGCAATGGCTACGCTGACCTGCGCGAGGCGGTGCTGGCGCAGGCCACTGCGGAAGACGCCATGGTGCTCATCACGGACACGCTGCAGGCCGAGGCGCGCGAGTACCCCGACCAGGCCGATCGCGTGCTGAGCCTGAACAACGCCGTGGTCAAAAGCCACGAGCGTGCACAGGCGCTGATGGACGCAGGCTACGCGCCGCTGTCGCGCTTCGGCCGCTACACCGTGGATGTGGTGGGCAAGGACGGCACGCGCGAGTATTTCGGCATGTTTGAGTCGATGTACGAGTCCAACAAGATGAAGGCCGCCATGGAGAAGGAATTCCCAGGCGCGACCGTCACCCAGGGCACCATGAGCGACGAGGCTTTCAAGTTGTTCCAGGGTGTCACCCCGGAAAGCCTTGAGCACTTCGGCCAGATGCTGGGGCTGAGCGGCGAGGGCACGGACCCGAAGGACAAGGCGTTTCAGGCTTACCTGCAGCTGGCCAAGAACAATCACAGCGCGCTCAAGCGCCTGATCCACCGCAAGGGCATCAGCGGCTACAGCGAGGACGTGGGCCGGGTGCTGGCGAGCTTCGTGTATTCCAATGCCCGCCTGGCGGCCGGTGGCCTGAACGCGGGCACGCTGGAGACGGCCATCGAGGGAATTCCGAAGGAGCAGGGCGAGCTGCGCGACGTGGCCATGGGCCTGCGCAGCTACATCCAAGACCCCCAGGAAGAAGGCCAGGCCATCCGGGGCATGCTGTTTGCGCAGTACCTGGGCGGCTCTGTGGCTTCGGCCGTGGTCAACATGACCCAGCCTTTCCAGATCACCATGCCCTGGCTGTCGCAGTACGGGGGCATGCGCAGCGCAGCCTCGCACCTGGCCGGCGCCGTGCGCGACATGACCCGCCGCAGCGCCTACGAGCCGGACTTGGCCAAGGCGCTGCATACGGCCGAGGCCGAAGGCATCGTTTCGCCCCAGGAAATTCACCAGCTCATGGCCCAGGCCCGGGGCACGGGCTCGCTGCGCACTGGGGATGGCACCAAGCTGGGCGATGCCCGCGCTGCCGCTTCCAACAACTGGGAGCGCGTGAAGGTGGCATGGGGCCAGCCCTTTGCCCTGGCCGAGCAGTTCAACCGCCGCAGCACCTTCATTGCCGCCTACCGCATTGCCAAGGAGCAGGGCATGGCCGACCCGGCGAAGTTCGCCGAGCGCGCAGTGCTGGAGACGCAGTTTGTCTATTCCAAGGCCAACAAGCCGAAGTGGGCACGCGGCGCCATCGGCGGGACGCTGTTCACCTTCAAGACCTACTCTGTCAGCTACCTGGAGCTGATGCACCGCATGTGGAGCCAGGGTGGCCCGGAGGGTAAGCGTGCCGTGGGCTGGGCCGTGGCCATGCTGCTGCTGATGGGCGGCGCCGGTGGGCTGCCGTTCATGGAGGATGCCGAAGACCTGATCGACGGCGCCGGCCAGCTGATGGGCTACAACGTCAGCACCAAACAGTGGCGCAAGCAGGCGCTGCGCGATGTCGTGGGCAAGGAGCTGGCCGACTTTGTGGAAAACGGCGTGTCTGGCTTGCCTGGTGCGCCCATCGACGTGTCGGGCCGCCTGGGCATGGGCAACCTGATCCCTGGTACCGGCCTTCTGCTGTCCAAGCAAAGCCGCGAGCGGGATCTGCTGGAAGTGGCGGGCCCTGCGGGCGACCTGGTGGCACGCGGCTTCACCGGTGCGCGCAAGCTGCTGACTGGCAATGTGGGCGGCGCGGCGCTGGAGGTGTCTCCTGCTGCGGTGCGCAACTGGGCCAAGGGCATCGACATGGGTTTCAGCGGCATCTACAAGGACGCCAAGGGCTACAAGGTGCTGGACACCACGCTGGCCGAAGCTGCGGCCAAGTTCTTCGGGTTCCAGCCGCGCAGCGTGGCCGAGGTGCAGGAGGCCAACAGCTTCATGCAGCGCTCCAAGAGCTTCTACGTCCAGACCAGCAGCGACATCAAGGCGCAGTGGGCCCAGGCGGTGTTTGAGAAGGATGAGGCCGCGCTGCAGCGGGTGCGTGATCGGCTGGCCGACTGGAACCGCAACAACCCGGACCAGATCATCGTGGTGAAGATCCCCGATGTGATGAAGCGCGTGCGCGAAATGGGCAAGGACCGGACCCAGCGGATTGCCGACACGGCGCCCAAGGCGCTGCGCCAGCAGATGCGGGACATGGCGCGGGAGACTTCGCAGGGCCCAGCATAGGGCTAAGGAAAAAGGGGGTTTCCCGGAAACATACCGGGCATGGCCGCCACAACCCCCACCCTTGGCCCATTCCCCGGCGGGATGGACAACCGCCGCGCTGACTACGATCTGCGCGGCGGCCGTGACGTGGGCGACCTGCTGCGCAACGCGGTCAACGTGGACCTGACGAACCAGGGCCGCGCGCGGCGCCGGGCTGGGTTCGACCTGGCCCAGGCTGGGCTGGACTGTCATTCGCTCTGGGCCCCGCGCTCCGGCGCCTTCGGGCTGTATGCCGATGCGGGCGATGTGTTCTGCGTGCGGCCCGTGGCCGGGGCCTTGCAGCGCGTGCAGATCGCCCAGGGCTACGGCATGACCAGCGCCCTGAGCTTTGCCGAGGTGCACGAGGCCGTGTATTTCTCGGACGGCCTGCGCGTGGGCTCCTACCACCCTGTTTCCGGGCCAACGCCCGCATGGGTGCCTCAGTTCGGTGTGGAGATCCAGGGGCGGCGCCTCGATGCGCTGCCTGCGGGCCACATCGTGGCATTCCACCGCAACCGCGCACTGGTGGCCGTGCACAACACGCTGTTTTACAGCGAGCCCTTCGTTCCCCACCTGTACGACCCTGCGCAGAACTTCATGCAGTTCCCGGGCCGCATCACGGTGCTGGCCTGCGTGGAGGCGGGTATTGCCGTCTGCGCGGATCAAACCTACTTCCTGCCCGGCGGCGTGCCATCGGCCTCGATGGTGGCAACCCTCAACTACGGCGCCGTGGAGGGCACGTTGACCTACCAGCCCGGAACGGGCGGTGGCGCTGCCTGGATGAGCCCGATGGGCCTGGTCACATTGAGCCAGTCGGGCGAGATCACCAATGTTCAAGAGAGCCGCGTGGTGGTGGGCACCGCCGACCGTGGCGCCTCTGTCTACCGCCGCAGCAATGGCCTGCGGCAGCTGATTTCCACGCTCTCCGACCCCGGAGAAGCGAAGGCGGGGATTGGCTCATTCATGGAAGCCGAGATCGTGAGAAAGGAAACCCTCCTATGAACCAAGTCAACATGGGCGCGACCTACGTGGTCGAGCTTTTCGACAAGCGCACTGGTGTAGTGCTGCACCGCGATGTGGCCAAGAACCTGGTGCCCACCGAGGGCCTGAACGCGATGGCGAACATCCTGTTCGCTGGCGCTGCTGCCCCCGCGAATCTGTACATCGGGCTCTATGGCGCCGACTACACCCCGCTGCCCACGGTGACGGCCGCCACGCTGCCCGCACTGGCGGGCGAGATCACCGACTACGAGCAAGCCTCGCGCGTGCTGTTCGTGCCCGATGCCGTGGTGGCAGGCGCCATCCTGAACACCGCCAACAAGGCCGAGTTCTCGTTCGCGGCCCCGGATCAGGTGTACGGCGCCTTCATGTCCACCAACTCCACCAAGGGCGGCACGACCGGAACGCTGTTCAGTGCCGTGAAGTTCCCTACCGTCAAGAACGTGGACGCCGACCTGGCGCTGCGCGTGCACGCCGGTTTCCAGTTTCTGTCCATCTAAGGAGCCACCATGCCCCTCAAGTCCTCAAAAGGCCTGCGCAACTACATGCTCGACTCGGGCAGCCTCAAGGCCGCGCTCGCGGACGGCCTTCTCAAGATCTACGCGGGCACCATCCCGCCCACTGCCGATGACGCCCTGGGCGCCGCCACGCTTCTGTGCACGATCTCCGATAACGCCACGGGCGGCGGGATCGAGTTCGAGGTCAACGCCGTGGATGGCGCCATTGCCAAGAAGGCGTCGGAAACCTGGAAGGGCGTGAATGCCGCCAGCGGCACGGCGACTTTCTTCCGGCATGTGGCCCCGGGCGATGACGGCACGGCCAGCACGACACAGCGGCGCCTGCAGGGCACGGTGGGCACGTCGGGCGCCGACCTGAACCTGTCCAGCATCATCCTGACGGCGGGCGCGGATCAGCTGATCGACTTCTACAACGCCAGCCTGCCCACGTTCTAAGGCCCGCCCATGGCCGAGGTGCTGATCTATTCGGGTGGTTCGCTGGTCCCCGGCGGTTCGCCGCCGCGCGAAGTGTCCACGAGCGGCATCCTGTGCACGAACAATGCCGTGGATGAGCCCTGGGCGATTGGCATGCTCGCGGATGGCGCGCGGCCGGACCCAGCTCCCACGGTGGCCGGTGCGCCTGGCTGGAAGCTGGATTTCACGGCGGGCGCGCAGCACGCGATGGTGGCCATGTGCACGGGGCCCAGCCCGTTCTCTCCCTGCCTGATCGCTGCGTTCGGCTACTCGGAGCCTTCCCTGCTGCCCGTCATCATGATCGGGGCCTTCGACCGGGAGGGCCAAACCTTCGACGGGTTCGTGAACCCAGCCGCCGGCACGCTGGTGATGGGCGCGTTGACCGGCACGCTGTCGCTGAGCTTTGAGGCGGCGGGCCTGTTCCTCAAGGATGCGGGGGGCGCGAACCTGGCCATCGTGTCCGCTGCCACTATCGCCGCGCTGTTCACCGGGCTGCTTTATGAAGATGGCGTGACCCCCGTGGATTACGACTGGAGCAAGCTCTACCCCTACGCCGTGACGGCGGCGACGGGCGCCCCCAGTGCCCAGCCCATCACCCACGATGCCCTGAGCCTGGCCGCGTTCCAGGAGGATGCCTACGCGGGCGATTCCGCCATGGTGGCCTTCACTTACGACTACGAGGGCGGGGGCACGGTGCCCACCGCGTTCTGGCAGAAGCTGGTGGGCTGCGAGGAACGGCTGTGACCATCCGCCGCATCCACGACCAGGTGCCTGCCGATTCGGGTTTCGAGCGGCAGGCCATGGCCTCTATGGAAAACGTCGGGTCGGACTTCATGACCTACGACGACGGGGCCAGCCGTGTGCAAATCTCGGGCGAGTTCCGCGAGCTGGAGCGGCGCAGCCCCCAGGGCCTGCAGCTGTTCGCCATCTGGGAGCCGCAGGGCGACCGCTGGCGCGTGCTGGGTTCCGGTGGAGAAAACCCATGGGAGGGTGTGGTGGGTGATGACCAGTCGCTGGGCGATGGCCTGGCGCCCGTGTCTGGCCCGCTGCCCCGAACCCATGCCATGGCCTGCGACGGCCAGGTGTGGGAGGTGTCGGCCGCCAAGAAGCTGCGCGCGCGGGCCCCGGTGTTCGACTTCAATGGCTGGCTCGGGCTGCTGCGCTCCAAGCGCGCGCCGCTGCACAAGCTGCCCCGGGGGCGGCTGCAGCTGGTGGCCGAGGGCAACTGGCGCGCGGAGCGCAAGCTGGTCGGCTACCGGATGACCAGCTACACCATCGTGTTCCCCACCAACATGCGCCTGATGGCGCGCGTGTGGGCGCCCGCACTGACCACCGTGCGCGTGCTCAGCGTGGACCCCGCGACCATGGCCAGCCGGGCGTTGCTGGAGTTCAGTCCGTTCTGCGGCCTGGGCCCCTCGCTCACCGGCCTGACGGCCGATGCGGACGACCTGCGTGAAGCCCAGCCAGCAGAGCCCGCCATCGACCCGATCACCCACGAATACATCATCCGCCCGCTGCTGTGGCACCGCGACGGCGACCCCGCAGAAATCTACTACCCGAACCTCATGCGCATCGGGCCCTGGTCCGGTGTGTCCTGGGTGGACCGCCAGCGGCCGGCGCACTACGACGTGTCGCCCCCCGCCCTGGTGCAGGAGGGCGATTCGGCCTTTGTCTCCGTGGCGGCGGTGTATGCCACGGCGGCAGGCGCGATCTACCCCGATGGCTCCGGTGTGGCCAGCCTGACGTGCATGCGCACCACCAGCGGCGACCCCGCGCTGTCGGCTGTCACCTGGGATGACCCCGAGGGCTGGGGGCCGGAGTTCTACGCGGCTGCCGCCCAGTTGTACCTGCACCGCGCCGGGCCCACGCGGCTGTTCCTGCTGCTGCGCACGCTGCGCCAGCTGCGCCCCGGGCAGGCGTGGGAGGTGGTGAACGTCGGCGGCACCTACACCGTCAAGCTCCCCAGCGACCTGCAGTATCGCTCGCCCGCCAACGACCTGCGCCTGATCTGGTCGGACACCAACGGGGCGGGCTGGGCCCAGATGCCCATGGCGGCCGTGCGCGCAGCGCTGGGGGATTTTTCAGCCACGGACGTGGTGGCGCCGGATGGGGAGGGTGGTGTCTGGATGACGGCGGTGCTGCAGCGCACGGTGAGTTTCAGCCCCACCACCTCGCCGATCTACGGGCAGTGCAACACCCACCGCGTGCTGCGCGCTTCGCCCACGGGCCTGGAGCAGGTGTTTGAGGTGACGGACGAAGACCTCTACCAGCACCTGTACCCGGGCGCCATGCGCACGGCGTCGCCGCGCTCCAGCATGGTGGAGGTGGTGCCATTCCGCCGCTGGGCGGCCTTTCGGCTCACGATGGGCTGGTTCAGCTCTGGGTCGGCGGTCACGCTGAACGACCCGCGCACCGTGCTGGCCGTGGCCGAGTTCAACGGAGCTTCCTGGTCCTGGTCATTCCGTGCACTGCCTGTGGCGGATGCCCGCGCCGTGGTGCGCATCTTTGCCATGGACGAGAAGACGCTGGCGGCCGTGGTGGTGCTGGGCGCCCCGCGCTTCAACAGCTTCACGACGGCGGGCGGCGTGGACTACCCCGGGGCCCTATCGAAGATGAAGGGCGTGCTCTGGGTCAGCAAGGACCGGGGCCTGACCTGGAAGCGCCACCCCAGCGGGGAATTCGCGCTGCCACGGTACGCGCAGCTGGATGGCACGTCCCACACGGCCCTGCGCCAGACGCTGAACGCGACCATCAGCGATCTGCGCGCGAACACCTCCATCCATGTCACCCAGGAGCTGTATGGCCCTGTGGTGATCGAGGACAACAGCGGGCGCGAGGCCGCTATGTGCCCCGGGCTGCCCTGGGTGTACGACCAAACCAAGGAGATTCCTACGTGAGCAACGACCTGATCAAGCTGCGCAAGACCGAGGGCGGCGGCATCGGCGGCGGAACGGGCAGCGGCGGCATCACTCTCCCGGCCCAGCCCTACGAGCCCGGCGGATGGGTTGCGCCTGGCGACGGCGGCCCGGGAGAGTTCGTGGTGAACCCACCAGGCACCCCGCCCGGCTTCAACTGGCCCGGCACGAGCTGAACAAGGACGCACCATGAGCACAACTGATTGGGGCACGGTGTACGTGCCGCCATGGCCGCAATACGTACCGCCCCGCCCAGGGCAAGCGGTCACGCCGCCTCTCAAGCGGCCAGAGGACTACACCGAAGCCGAGTTCAACCTGGGCTGGAATGCGAGCGCGTTCAGCGTGGCCAGCCTGACGGGCAACCTGGTGGCGCGGTTCAACGTGCGCGCGGGCTCCATCGGCGTGGTGGTCGGCCTGGCCGCTGTCCCAGAGGGCGATGGGTTCTCCAACATGAGCCATTCGCTGGCCTTCGACCGAGGCGCGATCGGCGTGCGCGAGCTGGGCGTGCTCGTGGCCGACGACCTGGGCACGAACGCGGCGGGCGATGTGTACGAGATCATCCGCATGGGCAATGACGTTGTGTACTACCGCAACGGCGCGGTGTTGTACCGCAGCAAGGTGCCCAGCGACGGCAAGGTGTGGATGGACGCGGCCCTGTTTGCTGCGGGCGATGGGGTGCTGTCCCCGGCGTTCGAGCCCTACACCGGGGCCTACATGAACACCATGATCCACCCCATTGGCGAGGTGCAAAGCTTTTCCGGGCTCGCGCAATTGGTGCTGCGACCGCTGGATCTGGCCCAGCCGCAGGGGGCGACGCTCACCATGGCGCCGCTGGCGGTGTGGGGCGCCAACCAGCTCAGCGGCAGCATGGCCAGCAGCATGGCGGGCCTGTCGCTCCAGGCGCACAACGAGGCGTGGACGCCTGCCTATGCCATCTGCTCCAGCTACCTCTACCCCATGATCGGCGTGGGCCGGGGGCTGACGGGCACCATTGGCGGCGGCGATGTGGCCTTGCAGGAATTGTCCCTGCTGGCCGCCGACCACCCGTATGCCGAAGGCCGTGGGCGCATGCGCCCCATGGAGGCTTTCAGCTGGGCCGCCCCCGAGGCGGATCTGGTCTACATGATCGAGCGGCCATTCCTGCTGGGCGACTTCCGCGCCACGCGGTCCGTGGTGCTGGCGATGAACGAGACGCTGACGGCCGGTGCGCTCATCACGGTGGAGGCCCTGGCCGGGGTGTCCACCATCGAAGACCTGAGCATCGAGACGCTGGCCTCGCTGTCGGGCGAGTTCGCTGCGGCCCTGGTCGAGGCGGTGTGGGTGAGCGATCCGGCCACGGCCAGCAACGGCGTGGACGACTCGGAAACCTGGGCGGTGAACGCGGAAACCGGCGCATCCAGCCGTTACGAGAGCTATGGATTTAATAGCTATGCGGTCATTGATGGCGTGGCCTACGGGGCCAAATCATCGGGAATCTTCAAGCTGGAAGGCGATGACGATGCGGGGGAGCCCATTCAGGCACACCTGCACTTCGGCCAGCACGATTTCGGGATGCCGGAGATCAAGAGCGTGCCCAACGTGTATGTGGGCGTGGGCGCCAGCGGTGCCGTGTACCTGCGCGCCGGGGATGGCAAAGACGCCTACCTCTACCGCGTGCGCCACACCGACACGCGGCAGGCCACCCAGCGTTTCGATCTGGGCAAAGGGCTGCGCGCGTCCTACTTCACTTTTGAGCTTTACAACGAAGGCGGCGCCGATTTCGAGCTGGACACGATCCGGTTTGAGGTGGTGCCGCTGAAACGGAGAATCTGATGCCAAACGGTCACGCAATGAACCCCACGCTCGTCTTCGACGGGCTGCTCGGGCTGGCTTGGGACAAGGCCAAGCTGAGCGCGAACGCGGCGGTGTCGCTGGCCGCGCCAGTGTTCGACAAGGCGCCGCAGCGCGCGGCAGGTGCGGACAGCCTGCCCGCGTTCGTGCCGGGCGACAGCGCCACCAACGCGGCAATCATCGCGGCGCTGGGTGACAACGACCAGGGCGTGGCGGCGGCGCTGCAGCGTCTGGCCGCCGATTGGGCGGGCGAGTTCGCCCGGATCATGGAGGCGGTGGCTCCGCTGTCGGGCTCGTTCCGGGCCGCGCTGGACTGGTACGCCCGGGTCATGGCCGGTGGCGATGGGCTGGGCGGGGTAGGGCAGCACCAGCGCCTGCAGCAGTCGCAGGCGGCCGCCGCGCAGGTGCCCGGCCTGCTCAATGCCTATGGACTGCCGATGCCCGCCGGTGCTAGCGCTGCGCTGACCGCCGAGGCCGCCCGGCGCATGGCGGTGAGCGGCGCCCGCCTGGCCGCCCAGATGCAGGCCGACGCCGACAACGCCAAGCAGCAGCTGCGGGCCGCAGCCATCGTTGATGTGCTGCAGCTGCGCGACCAAGCGCTGGACGCCGCCATGGATTACGCCTTCGGCCAGATCAACCTGATGTTCGACGTGTTCGGCCGCAACAACGACTACCTGACCGAGCTGCGGCGCACCAACGACCTCAAGCGCGCCCGCATGGAGCGGCTGGCCGAGGAACTGGCGCGCTGGCGCATCGGGGTCGATGGCGACAACGAAGCCGCCGCCGACGACGTGCGCATCACAGGCCAGGTGAACGATCGGTATGCCGAACGGGTGGGGCTGGAGGTGGACGGCTACATCAAGCGCATCCGCCGCCACTCCAACCGCGCAACCGCTGCGCTCAATGGCTTTGGCGTAACTGTCACGTCTGAAGCACGCGAGAGCAACACCGTGAGCCTGACCGAGAGCACCTGACATGAGCCTGCCACCCTTCAACGTCGATACCAACAAGACCCTCCCGGCCGTGTTCGTGCCGGGCCTGGCCGCTGCCGTGGTGATGCAGGCCATCGAGCTGATCACCAACCTGGCGACGGCGACCGACCAGTATGCGAATGGCATCACCGCCGAGGCCGTGGATGCCCCCATCAACGCCTTGGGCGCGCCAGACGCGGCGGGCGTGCGCTGGTCTTCCAGCCTGGCCAGCAGCCGGAACGCCCTGGACCGCGCTCTGTCGCCTGGGCAAGACGATGACATCGTGGTGCCCGGCCTGCCCGGGGATCTGATGGATGCCGCCGTGGCCTCGCTGACCTACAACATGCTGGATGCGTTCGACCGGCTGTTTCCGGGGCTGGCCGCAACAGGGGATGCCGCAGATGCTGCCGCGCGCGGGGCGCTGATGGCGGGCGCGCCGGGCGTGACCTACGTGGAGGCGTTTGACCGTGCGGCAGCAGACACCGCGCTGGCCTTCGGGCGACTGGAAGCTGCGGACCAGCAGGCCGAGCTGATGGCCGCCGCCGCCGCCGGGGGGCATCGGTTCCTGCCCGGGGCAGCCCATGGCGCTGTGGCGAAGCTGCACGCGGCCGTGGGCCGCAACCACGACGCGGCCATTGCGGCAGCGTTCCAGGCCCGCCTGGATGCAGAGCGGGGGGCGAAGCTGGCCCTGGCCAATGCAGCGGCAGGCATCCGGGCGAGCAAGATCCGCGACATCACGGGCAAGGTGGCTGACCTGTTCAACAAGAAGCGCCAGGCACGCGCCCTGCACATTGCCGACCAGGACGCCGTGATCGACCAGATCACCGGCCTGGAGAAACTCACGCTGGCCGAGCAGACGCGCATTCAGACCCTGGTGCTGGAGACGGCCAAGCGGCGGCACGACACCGCCGTGAAGGCGGCCTTGGCCAGCGACTACGACCTGCAGAAGGCCAAGCTCAACAGCGCATCGGGCCAGGAGCTGGTGGACATGCTGGGCAACATGGTCACCCAGCTGTGGAACCAGGTGCGTGCGAACGGCCAGTTCAATGGCTCCGAGCGCGACACCACCGACTGGAGCTGACCCCGTATAGGGTTCGACCAAAACACCATGGCCCGGAAAACTGCAGGGCATGCTGACCCCCGCCAAGCGAAACCTCATCATCTACAAGGGCGCCAAGTTCGATCCAGGCTGGACCTGGAAGGCTGGTGGCGTGCCTGTGGATCTGACGGGCGCCACTGCGCGGATGCAGGTGCGTGCTGAGGTTGACTCGCCCGATGTGCTTCTGGAACTCACCACCGAGAACGGGGGGATCGTCTTGGGCGGCGCTACGGGCACCGTCGATTTCTGGGTGGGCGCAACTGAAACCACCGGCATCACCTGGGAGGGTGGTGTCTGGGCGCTGGAGATCCAGTATTCGGCCGACCCTGACGATGTTGACCGCCTCATGGAGGGCGGGATCTCCGTTTCGGCGGAGGTGCCCCGGTGACAGACGTTCTGGTCGAACGCGAAACCCTGGTTCTTGTTGAGGAGGCCAGGCAGGAGCTTCTGGTCGAAACCCGAGAGCGCGTGCAGATCCTCACGGAGGCCAAGCAGGGCCCCAGGGGCGCTCAGGGCATCCAGGGCCCGGCGGGAGGCACCACCACCATCACCGTCGGCGGCGCGCCGCTGAGTGGCCACAGCGCAGTTGCAGTGGATGCCTCTGGTCTGCTTGTGGAGGCCGACTGCACCAACCCCGCGCACCTTGGGGCTGTATTGGGCCTCCTGACCAACGCCTACAGCCCCGGCGATCAAGCAGTCGTTCAAACCGCATTCACTGTAGAGCACGTCGGATGGACGTGGACACCTGGGCCGGTGTTCGTCGGCACTTCGGGCCAGCTCACTCAATCGCTCCCGGGCGGCGCAGCTTTCTCTCAGGTGGTGGCGCATGCGCTGTCCGCCACGCTTGTCCTTGTGGACGTTCAACCACCCATCACCCTTGCATAGGAGCCCACCATGGCCGCAAAGAAATTTCTCCGCTTCATCAACGGCATCTTCACCGAGGTGTTTGGCGTACAGACCTCGGCTGGCGCCGCAAACGCTGGCGACATCGTTGCGCTGGATGACACCGGCCGACTCGACAACAGCCTGATGCCGGTGGGCATCGGCGCCGACACGAAGTCCATCACGACTAGTGAGGCCCTGGCCGCTGGTGACTGGGTGAACATCTGGAACAGCTCGGGCGCCAAGGCGCGCAAGGCTGACGCGACCACCGCAGGCAAGGAGGTGCACGGTTTTGTGTTGGCTGCAGCCTCCAGCGGCGCCAGCGCGCTGGTGTACTTCGAGGGTACAAACACCCAGGTCACCGGCCAGACCCCGGGCCCTGTGTTCTTGCAGACGACTGCTGGGACCGGCGGCGCAACGATCCCGAGCGCTTCGGGCAATGTGGTGCAGCGCATCGGTGTGGCGCTCAGCGCCACCGAAGTGAACTTCGAAGGCGGCCCGGCGATCACGCTGGCGTAATGACATGGCAGAGCGCAGGCCTCTCGTTGTCGTGGATGGTGTGGTTCGTGAGCTACCGGCCGGTGATTCTTTGCCGGGCGGTGGCAGCGGCGCAACCCTTCCTGATGGTGAGGTTGTCGGGCAAGTCCTGAAATGGGACGGCTCCGAATGGGTGCCGGGCACTGATGAAACGAGCAACACAGCCGGTCGGATGATGATCCCCATCATGGCGGGCTCGATGATGCCCAGCGCCTCGGGGGGCAGTGGCGTGCTCACCAACATCGCCACCGCAGCGAACCAGCCCGATGTGCAGACGTTGAACTTCAACCAGACGACGCAGCAGCATGCGCAGTTTGCCATTCCGCTGCCGAAGCGTTGGAACAGGGGCACCATCACCGCGCGCTTCCGCTGGTCGCACGCTGCCACCACTGTCAACTTTGGCTGTGTGTGGGGGATTCAGGCTGTCGCTGTCGGAGACAACGAGGCCATCAACCAGGCCTACGGGACCGCCGTGGAGGTGACGGACACCGGCGGCACCACTAACAGGCTGTATGTGTCGAGTGAGACAGCGGCGATGACCGTTGCAAACACCCCGGCCGATGGCGACACCATCTTTTTCCGCGTGTACCGCAAAGCCGCCGATGCGGCCGACACCCTGGCCATCGTCTCCCGGCTGCATGGCGTTGACCTGTTCGTCACGACGAGCGCGGAGAACGACGCATGATGCTTCTGCAAGCCGGGCAGTCTGGGCTCTATCGCCGCGACAGCATCTGGACGGACAGCATTCCGCCTGACAGCGTGTCTGGGGGGACGTTGTGGATCGACGGGACTGACTCAAACCACCTGCTGGATGCTTGGGGAGGGGCGCCTGTAACTGCCGACGGGGCGAGCGTCTACGCTGCGCGCAACAAACTCAACACGTCGAACGGGATGCTGGAGACAGGTTTCCCACCGAAGCTGAAGGTGGGGGCGGTCAATGGCCTGAGCGCGCTGATTTTTGAGGGGGCATCCGCGAGCAACATGCGCGCCGACAACGGATCAGCCGCTCTCCCCATCTCTACCTTCTTCACAACCACAACAAAAGTCGTCGTGGTCGGCGTGAAGATTAGCTCGGCCAACCCCTACACAGGCTCTGCGTTTGAGTCTGACGCAATCATTGCCGACTCAGATGGCTACTACGGCCTGTACGTCACTGATGACGGCGTTTCTGGGCAGGTCACTTTGCGTGGGTACAACTACGGCGGCGACAGCCACCAGATCACCCAGTCCATTGCGAAAAACCAGTGGGTGATCGTCACCCTTTCTCATCAATCCAGCCAGCTCAGGATGCGGGTCAATCGGGTTGCGTGGACAACGCTCGCCAGCGGGGCGACCTTTGCGATGACCGCGTTGCTGCGTATCGCATCCACCGGCACGCCAGCGAACCGCACGATGGAGATTGCGCATGTAGCTGGCTTCAATCAGACGCAGGCAGACGCTGCGATTTCGGCCATAGAAGGATGGATGGCGGGGCAGTTGGGGATTTCGCTATGAATTCCACGCGCGGCAGGCATCTTGCCGGAGCTGCTCAGCCAAGGGTTGGTTTGCGGGTTACGTGATCTGCTGCCAGGTGGACCCCGTATAGGGTTCGACGCTTTCGAGGGAGCCCGGAATCATCCGGGCTCATGAAAGACCAAATCCTGCACCCTGACTCGGCCGTGACGGCAAAAAACATCGTCAACTGGCTGGCCGCCTTCCTTGGGCTGGGCACATTCCTCGGAGTGGTGAACCTCGCCGTGGGCGTTCTGTCGGCAGCATGGCTGGGCGTGCAGATTTATGGCTACCTCGCGCACGAACTGCCGATGAAGCGCATGCGCAAGCAGATGCTCAAGCGTGACTTGGAGCGCGGCGCCACGCAGCCAGCAGAGCTGGGGGCCGACAAATGAGCCGCGCAAAAGTCTGGTCTTCCCTCGGGGCCGCAGTCCTGGCAATCGTGGCGGGAGTGTTTGCGGTCGAGGGCGGCTACGTCAACAACCCTGCTGACCCGGGCGGCGAGACGAACCACGGTGTGACGGTGGCCGTGGCGCGCGACGCTGGGTACACCGGCCCCATGCGCGAGCTGCCCAAGGAATTCGCCCAGCAGCTCTATGCCAAGGACTACATCGAGCGGCCGAACTTCCACCGCGTGATCGCCATGTCCCCCGCCGTGGGTGAAAAGCTGGTGGACGCAGGCGTGAACGCTGGGCCCGGTCGCTCCGCGCGCTGGTTCCAGCAGAGCCTGAACCACCTCAGCCGGGGCGGCGCCGACTTCCCCCTGGTGGCGGTGGACGGCCAGATCGGCGCCCAGTCTCTGGCCGCCTACCAGGCGCTGGAGCGCAAGCGCGGCCGCGTCAAGGCCTGCGAGCTGACCTTGAAGCTGGTGGACGCGCAGCAGGGTGCGCACTACATGAGCCTGAACAAGCCCATGTTCATCGTGGGCTGGGCCGACAACCGCCTGGGCAACGTTCCGCTGGCGCGCTGCGCTGATTCGGTACAGGGTGAGTCGAAATGATTGGCGCCTTCATTGACGCGCTGATCGTGATCGTCCTGCCGGCCTCGGCGGGCATCGTGGTTGGTCTGGCCATATGCAAGTTACTGGGGCTTCTGCCGTGAACCTCACTCTCATCACCCACCTTGCCGTGGCCCTGGCCACTGCTGCTTGTGTCTGGGTCTTCCAAGACGCCCGCATGGATGCCGCCGTGGCCGATGTGCGCCTGGAGCAGAGCAACGAGCGCCTGGAGGCAGTGACCCAGGCCCGCGCCGACGAGCGCGCAATCACCAAGACCTACCAAGGAGCCCTCAATGCTGCCCGCACCCGTGAAGCGCTTCTGCGCACTGAAATTGACCATCTGCGCCTTGTTTCTGACGGGCTGCGCGACCAAAACGCAGACGGTGCCCGCCGACTCGCTGCAGCTCCCCCCGCCGCCGTCCTTGAGTACGCCACTGCCCTCGGAGCCGTATTCGAAGACTGCCGCGCAGCGTATGCGGAGCTGGTCCCAAAAGCTGATGGCCACGCAGGTGATGCGCGAACCCTTCGCGAAGCCTGGCCAGTGATCCCGCCCCGGCCGGCTGCCGGGTCAACACCCTGAGAACACCATGACCCAATTCCGCAAGAAGCCCGTCGTCATCACCGCCATCAACTTTGCCCAACTTGTCGCCCACGGCATCGCCTCTGGCGGCAATGTGGTGAACGGGATGCCGTGGTCCTTTACCTATGCCGGCCATGCCATCACGCATGAGAACGACGACTGCTACCTGATCCCGACCCTGGAAGGCACCATGAAGATGGGCCGCGACGACATGCTCATCACTGGCGTGAAGGGCGAGATTTACCCGTGCAAGCGGGATATTTTCGAGGCGACCTACGACCCGGCGCCGACCGCACTCCCCGTGGTGGACCCCGGCCCCGACTCCCTGGAGCGCGAGATCCAGGCCAAGGCCGACAAGGGTCCGCGCGTGATGCCTGCTGCGTTGCAAGCGGAGATCGTCAGCGAGCACTACTTCACTGCCAAGCAGGGATGCATCGGGGCGCTTGGTGATGCATACGAACTCCTTGGCAAGACTCTTGATAACCCGCTGGGGCTGCTGACCTTCTGCGTCCTGATCCTGCGCAACGGCTTCACTGTGCACGGTGTGTCGGCCTGCGCAAGCCCCGAGAACTACAACAAGGAAATCGGTGAGCGCATCGCCCGCGAGAACGCCGAGCGCGAAATCTGGCCGCTGCTTGGTTTCCGCCTGCGCGACGAGCTGGCCCGCCCGGTGCTGACAGATGCGGATGCCGCTGCAGACCTGGCCGGCACGCCGCGCCCGGATCACCCCACGGCAGAGGCCGCTGACTTCCTGGCCAGCGTCAAGGCCTGCAATTTGGCAGGCGAGGGCCCCTGCGAGGCCTGCCAGTAAATCATGGTCCCCTATGCCCGCCATACCGAGCGCTCGTGGTTCTTCATGCCCACGCTCGGGTTCATCCAGTATGAAGACGGTGAGTGCGCATTGGCGCTGATCTGGCTTCAGCTGGAGGTGGGCATTCGGTGGACCCCCTGA